TTAATCAACTAAGCCATCACGATACATTTCGTTAACCTTGTTTTGGATAACAGTGTATTCGTCACCGAGCTTTTGTTTTCTCTCCAATCCATTGCCGTAAGTACCACGTATAACAGCAATAGCTTTCTGTTCGAGGCTACCATTTACAGGTATTGCAGATGATGTTTGAGTTTTTTTCTCTTCTTTGACAACATCCGGCTTTGAACCTTGTTTAGAGTTGCTTTCTGATGAAGGCATCTCTGCTGTTGCTTTAGTAGGTTCTTCCTTTAATGTATTGTCTGTTTTCTCTACATTTGTTGAGTCAACCTTTTCTGCTGTTTCTTCTGTTTTGGCAGGCTGAATAGAATCAGCTTTAGCAGTAACAGGAACCTGAGCTACATTTGTTTTTACTGATGTCTCATTATCTTTACCCACAAAAACAAAGAACAATATAGCAGCCAAAACAACTATACCCAAAAAGACCCAAAGGTTACGCTTGTTACCACCTCCTGTTTTATTAACAGGTTCCTGCGGAGCTGTATTCTTTGATTGTATATCTTGTTTTACATCGGAATCAGCTCTCTTAGTTTTAAGAGTAACTTTTTTCTTAAGTTGAACCATATTAATCGTTACAAATTAAAGAGAATCCAGGTATCTTCTCAAAAGCAGTAGCTAAATCCATAACATTGCTTTCATTCTTAAGTGCATATACGCCATTATTATTCTTAATTGAGCATACGCAGTAAACATGACCTTCTTCTTTAGAGTCAGCTAACACTTCCAGATAGTCACCTGAGTCACTTTGAAGTTCTACACGTCCACCTTCATCTGCATAAGTTACGTCTTCACCTTCAATAGCAGCATCGTAATTCACGATACAAACATAAGCTGTGTCGATTTCACTAAGACTGGCAATATTGATCTGCTCAGTTTCCTCACCACCTGGAGCCGGTTCTTTGTTATCGCCCATATGGAGCATAAATGGGAACTTGCTTAAGTCACCCAAGTCAGATTTTTTACCTCTATATTCATTAGAGAATATACCACCGATTGAGCCGTCATTTTTCTTAAAGAAAAGGCAGAGATCAAGGTCTGTACTTGATGACCACATAAGTTTTACTTTAAGTTTACCAGAGAATGTGAAAGCAGCTTGTTCTTCTTTTCTACGAAGAGTAATTTTCTTTTTTAATGTTACTTCAGCCATAATTATAAAAATTAAAAGTTATTATTCGCATATTAGTGAGAACCCAGGTATTTTATCAAAAGCAGTACCCAAATCCATAACAACACCTTCATTTATAACAGAGTTAATACCCTCATTATTCTTGATACTACATACATGGTAAACATGTCCATCCTCGGTAGCATCAATCAGGACTTCCAGATAGTCACCTGAGTCACTTTGTATTTCTACTCTACCTGAGTCCTGTGCAAAGTTTACCTCTTCTCCGTCTATAGCTTTACTGTAATTTAATACGCATACATGCGCTGTATCTATATCATTTAGACTGGCAATATTGATTTGCTCTGTAGATTCTCCCCCAGGTGCCGGTTCTGCTTCATCTCCCTTATGTAACATGAAAGGGAATTCAGACAAATTACCTAGATCAGACTTTTTCTGACGGAATGCTGAAGAGAATACGCCTCCGATTTGTCCATCCTTTCTTTTAAAGAAAATACACAAATCCAAGTCTGTTTTAGACTGCCACAACAATTTTACTTTTAGCAGTCCGTCAAATGTAAATTCCGCTGGCTTTTCCTTACGGCGCAGCGTAATTTTTCTTTTAAGCTGTACTTCTGCCATATGTTATTAGTTTAAAAAGTTAAAAATAATCCATTTTTACCCAATTCATTTTTTCTATATCAGCTATTAAAGAAATCATCTTTTGCAGATGGTTTCGTATGCTGTTTCTGTTTTGATTTTGTCACAGAATCAGAATCAAAGAAACTATCACCTGAAGATTCCTTTTTCTGACTATTCGTATTAGAAGGAACACTCTTGCCTTTATTTAGACCCAAGCTGTTCCCTTTAGGACTATCGGAGCCAAAGAAGTCATCACCTGAAGATCCTTTTTCCTGCCTACTTGTCTTAGAAGGAGTTCCCTTGCCTTTATTCTGGTCTAAGTTGTTTCCTTTAGGATCATCAGTGCCAAAGAAGTCATCAAAAGAAGAATCTTTAGAAGGTCTATCTATTTTTACTGGAGGTTTTCCATACTCTTCAGTATTATTTGGCATAGGAGAAGATATATGTTTCTTTCCACTAAGTTTATCTTCCCAGGCTTCTTCTGCATCAAAAATTTGCTTACGAAGATTCCTTATAATATCACTTCTGTCAGGGTATTTCTCTTGTAATACCTTGATAATTTCTTTAGCTTCAGGCCATTGTCTATCAGCAATAAATGTTTTCACATTAGAAACCAAACTCTCAAAATTCTTTTGATCTTGAATTAGCTTGAACTTGTCCTGTGCCTTTTCCAAATATCGTTTAATAGAATCATCGGATTTTATAGATAATGCTTTGTTGCATAGCTCTATAAGTTCTTCCCAATGTTCATTAAAACTTGCTTCATTTATCTTAATCTTTAACGATTCAAACAGCTCTATATCCTTAAGATATTTGTTCCGTCTTTCTTTAAGATAAACTATATGCTCATTCCATTTTCTAGGATTCTGAATATCCTTGTCAATGAGCTTATTGCATATTTCTATAGCTTTTTCAAAGTTATCTTCTTTTTCGGCCTTAGTAAGTTCTTGTTCTAAGAAGCCCAATTCTTCCTTATGCTTCTTCTGTATATTTTGGATTTTGGATATACGTTCCTCAATCTCTTTATTATTAGAATCAGCATGCTTAGCCTTATTCAGTTCTTCTAATGCTTCCTTATATAATTTCTGACCAATAAAGGTGTCAGCTCGTAAAAGAAACTCTTTAAGGCTTTCTGTTAATTTGATTTTTCTTTGTGATTCAGTAAGAATACGTTTTGCCTCAGAAGAATCAGGGCGTAATTCTAAAGCTGCCTCACTCTTTGAATAAGCATCCTGCCATCGCTGTGAGTTCAAGGCATCCTGAGCCATCCTGATGGTTTTATTATATTGCTCATTCTTGACCTTGATTTCGGATAGCTTTCTGTTTGCTTCATCCAACATTTTCTTTACTTCCTTATCATCAGGCTTTAAAGTAAGAGCAATGTTTAAAAGATCTATCATGCTGCTATAGTCACCTTTCTTCTCATAAGATTCAGCGTCAACAATAGCGGCATTGAACTTTCTCTCATCTTCACGCATAGCAGCATTAGCAAGGTCTATTTCTTCCTGCTTCTTAAGTGCAGCTTCTCTTGCTTTTCTATCTTCTTCTGCAATTTTAATCTGTTCTAATTGTTCATAAGAGAGATTTTCGATATTCTTTCTTAAACTATCAAATTGAGACAAGTCCATTTGACTGTAAATACCAACAATTTCAGGTATATCCTTATTCCCAAAAGCAACTATATTGTTCGGAGTTACAGGATAACGCTGTAATAACTCTTCCTTGAACATGCTATTCTTAAATGAATCACCTATGAAAATAATATGACTTATATCTGAGAATACAATATCAAGTTCTTTTACATATTGAACAATATTGTCAACTACATCATTGACTATTGTTTTGGTTCTTTCTTCAATAACATTCTTCAGAATAGTAGCATTCTGCTTATTATGTGGAGCTCTGGAGAAAGTTATATCGTTATATATAACAGGACGACCAAACTTGGTGTTGTCAAGTTGTAATAGCCATCTTTCCAGATTTTGGCTTAATCTGTTAATTTCCTCTTCCTCTTCCTCTTTTCTCAGGAATTTAGTTGAATTATTAATTTGCCAAACAATCTGTTCCAGTAATGCCCGGCCTCTCAAATCAGTTCCATAACCTCTTAGGAGTCCTTCATTACCTTGTCTAACAAAAACATTATTGCTTTGTTTGTAAACGACATATCGGAGATTCTCATTGCAAGCTGTAATAACGAGAATGCAATTTGAATTATTCAACAGGCCCTTTTTATTGGAAAGTTCTACAGCTAAGTGAGAGATTCTAGCAACACTCTCTTTAATAACAAAATTATTCTCTTCTAATATATCGAGAAATACCTTCTGGGCGGCATACGAAACATCAACTGAAAAAGAGATATAGGTATCTATTTTCTCATTTTCATTAAAGTCCCTAGTTAGGTGTTCAAGTATATCAGATGCCTTAAAGATTTCTTTCAAGCTAACATCTTTTCCAAATCTTTTAAAGGTTTCATCTTCTTTTACGACTTTAGAGAATATATCACCATAGTAATGAAGCTCCTTATCCAGATAATGCTTCTGATAAGATTTACCATAAATAACTCTATCATTATTAATATCTTCATAAAAATAGAGCCAAATACGGTCTTCCCTATTAGGCAGATCTATACGACGAGGTATATTGTCGTAGCAGACTGCTGCGGCAATATACCATCTGTCTATATATAGTGATAATGTCTTCATTAACTAAACACTTTTTTTATTAATGTTTTCTCCAGGAAGCATGAGCCTTCTGCTATAATCAAAGGTTGATGATAAGCGAAAGAACCACCATTGTTTACTTTTCGTTTGGCACTCTTATATTCGCTGTCCTGGCAAATGAAAGCTCCTACCTTATTTGGAAGATCGGCGAAATCATTTCTGAGTTCAGCGTCCATAGTGCATAATTTAGTTTTTACACTTACAAAATTGATAAAGATATTGAAAAACTCTTCAAAACATTCCATGCTTGTGAAGTCAAAGTAATTCATATCATTATCGAAATATTCACCGGACAATTCATCTGTAGGCAACAGCTCTCTAGATGCACCCTGTGAATTTGTAAATCTTACACCTATCTCACCACAGATATCGCTATGATTATCTACGAATACTTTATTTAGATCCTGCATATCGCATAGACCTTTAGCAACCTCTGCTTTATTGTCAACCTCGATTTCGTCTCTGTATTTAACATCTAGCTCCCTATCAATTATACGTTTAACACCAGCATTGAGACATGATTTATAATATCCCATAGTGGTACTGTTACTAGCAGCATTACGGAGCCAGTGGAATAAGCGACCACCTTTACCAAACGATAGAATATCAATCCTAGTAATATTGTCAAGATTGTTATCCTTGATAGTTTTTCCGATAAGCATACCTGAATAGTAGAGCAACAATCCTGTTACATATGCAGGTAAAGTAAATACTACTTTTGCATTATCAGCTATAGAACTATAGAATTTATCGTAGTCTTCTTCTGTCTTCAGCTGATCAAATATACTATTGAGGTAATAAGGGGCCTTCTTCTTCTCCTTAATTATTTCCTGTATATTTGCCACAAAAACCTTTGTACTCTTTCCTTCATGGAAGTTCAATAAAGCACGTCTAAAGTCATCAGAATTTATAACGGTGTTAAAGAAAACACCGGCAGCAAGTCTCACAGAACTTTCTCTGAAAAGTGAAGCCTGATTACCTTTCTGCGGATTCTTAGCCAATAGAAGAATGTCGCTTGTAGAACCACCAACATCAATACCCAGGAACATATTATTATTGTTAAGACCGAAGTTGTTATTTGAAAGTGCATAACTACATACGGCTTCAGCTTCTGTGATATTCTCATCATTGATAGACGGTTTCCTACCCATAATAGGTGTCATACGAGACAATTCCTCAAATATTCGTCTTAATTCGTCAATGTCAGCCTCCATCATAGAACCTGGATAACTCCAATTTATTTGAGATGGTTTAATTTTATTCTGGTAAAGGAAGGCACATGTTTGTAACCAAATACTTTTTAAGAAAGCACGTTTCTTCAATAAACCTTTATCATCATTCAACCATTTCATGTTATAATGAAGATTACCAGCCTGTGTTTCTATAATAAATTCATCCATGTGATTGACCAAAATATTAGGACGATTTACAGGAACACCGCCTTGTATTTCTTCTGATATACCATTCTTAGTATAACGAGTATCATGTTCATGAAGCCATGACTTTAATTGACCATTATTGGATTCATAGTTAGTGAAGAATAGGAGTTCGTCATTTTGGGCAATTGAACGAGTATCCGTATTTTCTTTACCAACTATAACTGACCTATAATTCTTAAACTGAACCGGTTGGGCACCTCTATTTCCAGCGTTAAAGTAAACACAAGTGTTATTACTTCCAAAGTCAATACCAACAACAGCAGTATTTTGTACATCAACATTTGATAAATCCTTAACTACATCAGGTCTGAACATTAATATACCTGCTCCACAAGGTTTGCCAGCCTCTTTTACTTTAACGAGAACGCCAGCCATTGGCTTGTCAGTACATATAATATCATATTTAATCAAATCTGTACCTTGACCATGAGGATATGTAACAAGCTGTTTAACATCAACCTGGCGATCTTCTTCTGGTGCTATTTCATAATCTGAGGTTAAGAACTCACCTCTTATATTTCTAAGTATCTTACCTTCAAATTTAAAGAATGGTATAAAGTTCTCATTTACATCACTTGTAAACTCAGAATATAAATAGTATTTATTCCAGTTTTCACTGACAAAGTTTGGCCATAAAATAACTCTGCCATTAGAAGTCATCCATTGAATCTTGTATTCTCTCTTGTTAAGCGTAACAGGTTCACCGTCTATTTCAACTACCAAAGTTACAGCTAACTGACCAGCATCATTTATTTTTGCGGTAAGTTTAGTGTTACCTGAAGTTGAAGAGTAACCCAACAAAGAAGACAGACTATTTTTAAAGATGTCAATGCCTTGCTCTGATAACGGCAGGGAAAAGTAAGAGCATGAACCATCACTTAAATCAGGAACTCTTAAGTAATACACTGGAGCCTGAGAAAGTTTTGTTAGCTCATTTTTATCTTCACACCATCCAACTACAAAATTATCCTTGCTTAAGAGGTTCTGTATATCACCTATAACCTGACAGTTACCGTCATCAAAATAAGTGAAGGTGAAATCCTGCTTCATGTAAACCGGTACATCACTCTTGAACAAATCTGCAAATGGAGCTGACAGATTACCGTATTGAGCGATAGGGCCTACTTGACGAAGCAAGCCATTACCTTTAGCACTAAGTTCATTTTCCCACTGTCTGCTTACAGCCTTGAATCCTGTCAATTCTATCCTTAGATTGTTTCCTCTCTGTGAATTGATTTTAGTCTCAAAAGCCTGTTGGTTACGGTTCATGTTCTTAACAAACAAATAAACCTTCTGTACTTCTTCTGGAGTAAGATAATTCATCGGGTCCTCAAACTTACCTTGACGATACCAATTAATATCTGAAGCATCATTACCCAAGTTACTATAATCAACACCTGTAAAACAACCGGTAAGAGGAGATGTACCACCAACAAGATGTTCTCTATAATAGATTAGTTGAATAAATGGCTGGGCATCCGGATTTCGAGCCAAGTCATCCTGGTTACTCCAAACATCCTTTTCATTGAACAGCATTCTACCAAAGGCAGAAGCTATATCATAATCTCCCCCTCTGACATCCATATAAACAGGATCAGAAAATCTAATTCTGTCAGGGTATAATGCTATTACAGCCATCAAACCTTTCCATTCGGCATGAAGCATATTATAGAACTGTAATAGACCTTCTGTGTTTATATTTGGATCTGGTGCAGCTATGGTAGCAAAGGCAAACTTAAAAAGTTTGGCTCTTGCCCATGGAGTAGGTATACCAGAAATTAATGCACCTAGTTTTTCTGCAGAGATATCCTCTAACATTTTTCCAGTATGAATACCCTGTATATATGAAGGAGCATTATTGAAGTTGTTCCACTTACCAACTTCTCCTCCGTTCTTGTCTATTTGACTTTTTATTAGTAGAGCTTTTGACATAATGAATTAGAATTTATAAAGTGAAACAAGTGTGTTATATATTCTTTTATATAATTGTTCTCCACGATTGGTCATAGATGGCATTCCTTTTTGGTTTTCATCCTTAAATGCTCTTTTAAACTCGTTAAATTTAGAGCTAATTAATCCAACATCAAACTTATTATCTTTGCCTATACCAGTCGTTTTATATAAGTCCTTATTCCACTTGTATTTCATTAGTTCTTTTTTCTTCTGTGGTGCAAATAAAGCAGCATTCAGAATGAACTTATCATCACCACCTGCAGACCTATGAAGCTGACGTAACCAACCTTCATACAACGTGTCATCTTGATTAATAGAAAAATGGAACAATTTAAAATATTCTTTTACACCATCCTTGATTTGAGTGTTATCTATATCCAGGAAATTCACAATATCCTTTTGATGTCCTGATTTTACACTATTAACAAAATCATCCTCTCCATTGCAGAATAAAGAAAACACTGTTAGCATACCAAGTTTCTTAGCAAACTCCTGTTCCATTTCTTGGCCAATAAAATCTCTGAATTCCAATTTCCCACTGTCGCCAACAGCTCTATACAAATACTCTGTGTCATGGTTCTGCTTTCTTGTTCGTAAATCATCTTCAGGAACCTTAAGAAAATGAAGTGCAGCACAAGCGGCCATAAGCTCGATATAATGAGAATCATTACATTGGTTTGCACCACCAGTAATTGTTTCTGACTGTTCCTTTTTAGCCATAGGGTTCCAGTCCAAACCTGGAGTCCCTAACATGTAAAATTTTTGATATGTACTTTTTACAGTACTGTCATCATCATAAAACATCATTGCAACCTGAGAGTTTAATGCAAATTTATCACTGGTTGCAATAATTTTCTGATTAACCAATTCTGCTCCTGTAGGTGATTTAAAGTTAAAATAGGCAGTCAATAGTGTAGACCCAAAATATGCATTATTGAGAATATTAACTGCTCCGTTACTCATTATCTCAGCAGCTTTTGATATAGCCTGAGGTATGATAGGAATCGAAGAAGCACCTGTTCCACCAAATACTGAACCAAGAATAAATACTCTAGCACCGCCATTTTGAGCTACCTGAATAAGTTTCTGCAAATATGTCTTTAACTCTGAATTATTATTAGAACGCGCTGCTTCCAATATTGAATGGTACATCATCATAGAGCCTAAATGAGTCTGTGCTCTATAACCATGACGAAGATTAAAAGATTCTACATTCTTAGTTAGAACTAAATCTGCAATCGCAGTCTGTTCTTTATTTTTGAATTGAGTATCATCATAATTGAATACAGACTTAAAATCACTCTTCTTTTCATAATTAGGAGAAAATTCATAGTAATGAATATTAGCAGAAAAAAAAGTTTCTTTCAAGACTGTTCGTTGTGAAGCATCAGTCCCCTTTGCTTTTAAATACGCTTCCTTAACTTCTTTCAATCTATTAAAATTACCATTATCTTTATCTGTATCAAGTGCTAAAAGATGTATGTCTGTATCATCAAACATACCCATAGCACATAAATGAATGAGGGATTCAATGCAACGCATTCCTGTACCACCAATCCCTAATACAAAATATTGTTGAGCCATAACTTACTTATTTATTCTTTCCCCTTACCTAAAATAGAACCAAATTTTGAATTTCTGAAGATGAACATTATCAGAATACCTAAAACAAAATAGATGCCAAGAAGAATTCCGATACATGTAATATTGGTTTCAACAAACATACTCTTGAAACCGGCATTAACAATCTGTCCTTTAACAACTAAATCATTATAAAGATAAAAACCAGCAGCAGAAACTATACCTATAACTATAAACCAGATTCTTCTGGTTATATAAGATTTGTCCTGACCACCCTGGTATTTGATAATGAAAGAAATAATGAATGCGATCAACAAAGCTATTAACGCTGAGATAACTACATAAATCATTGTACTGTTCTGTAAGGCCTCCAACTGAGGTAAAGTTGTTATTCTTGTTATCATAATAGAAAATTTAATGATTAATATTTATTGCTTTTTATGTAGATGGTATACAGATTTGCATTCTTCATCATATTCTGTATGTCCTTGTCAAATAATGCTTGTTTAACACTTTCAGAAACTGAGGTATTCTGTTTGCCAGGTAAACCTATAGCATCAAAATTGAACATTTCTTCATAATTCTCAAATACGTTTTCAATACCAGATACATTAATATCTATCTTGGTGAAGTTAAACGGTTTGCATGATAAGAAAGTTGGATTCCACATGGGCACATCAAAGTGTAAGTTTATATTACCGTGTTTGTTGAATTCTTCCTTGTCATATATAAATGCATTAACAGACTCAGTTAAACTGATAGAAGACAAATTCAAACCAGAAGGGGCTTCAGTTTCAGTGTAGAAGTTGTAATAGTCTGCATTTATATCATAAACCTTAACTGATATATCAGAAATTCTAAAACCTCCATAACTGTTTCTATCGACCTTTAAGCCGGAGATAACAGGATTACCATATTGTAGTGGCTCACCTGTTGTTTCATCTACAGCGCCCATAATATAACCCTCTATAGATTTCCAGTCTACTGGCCAGTCTTGAATTTCATAAAGACCATAGTTTGTGTTTGATGCAGAAATGATTTCATTTACTTTACTTTTTCCATTTTCCGCCATAATTGTAGGATGGCTTGCCGATAAATGGAACATTTCAACATCCGGATAATTTTCCAATTTAGTAGTTTCACATATTCTCTTATAGATATTACCTTCTAACCTGCTATCTGTAAACAAGAAATAAAATCTCTTCTTGTTATATTTCTGAGGTCCTTCTAAATATGGTTCTGCAAGAATATATATATCATGTCCTTTCTTAAGCCATTGTTTGAATGCATTGGCCATATATGGATCACTGATTCCACCGCCAGCTATATTTTTCTGGTAATACTCACCGTCAGTTAACAGCACACCTTCTGAGTTGCCATTAACTATTAAATTAGCTGCTTGTTTTAAGTCGGCATAATTAACCTCTATTATATTGCTTAATGCTTGAAATACATTTATGTTTTGTTCTTCAACAACCTTATCCCCTTTAATTGAATAATAGTGTTTTGTAGCAGCAACAAATGAAGGAACTAAACTTTGAAAGAATGGTGAATGTTGTCCTAAAGTAATGCAAGTAGAATAATCTACAAACAAAGACAGATTATTTTCATTAAGTTTTGATTCATTTCCTGTGTATTGAAAATATTTATTGTGGAATTCACTTAGATATTTGTCATCTGGAGCACTTGTTGAATATGAATCACAACTAGTACATAATAAAAATGATCCTATAATTGGAATACATAGATTTAATGTTTTATAAAAAAAGTATTTCATATTTATTATTATTAAGTTTGTTGATACGCATAAAAATCATCACCTCTTGTTAAGAGAGAAGATTTGTATCCTATTTGTACTGTCTTTTAATAGATTATGCAATTAGAATCTTTATTTATCCTAAACATTATCAATTTTCTAAATGAGTGAGTGTGAAGAAAAAAACATTTTAATATGGTCTATTTATCTATTTTGCTTATATTTGCGATATTTTATCTCTCTCTTAACAAGAAATGACAACTTTTCCTAAACAGTTGTAGTATTATAGCTCTCTCAAAATACTGAAATTAGCCTTGTCCACTACGGAATTGTCCAATGAGGCCAAATAAATTTGTGTGGTCGCCTCGGAATCATGTCCCATTCCTTCACTGATAACCGAAATCGGAATGTTCTTGCCTTTGGCTGCGCTTGCCCATGAATGACGGGCACAGTACATGCTAAGAGGAACGGATATATCGGCCAGTCTGGCTATTTCTTTCAGGTTCCGGTTTATTCCGGACATGACATTCCTATAATGCTTGTGCGTATCCTTAAAAGGATATTTCAATACCGGCAAAAGATAAGGACTGAGATTGTCTTCCGGGTATTTGCCGACAATCTCCTGCATACATTTTTCCCACCTGACAACCAGCTGCTGCCCGGTCTTTCGTCTGCGATACGATAAAAATCCGTTCTGAAGATCTTTCTTTTTCAGGTGAGCCATATCTATGAACGACATTCCACGGGTATAGAAACTGAATAGGAACATGTCCCTTGCAAATTCCAGATTAGGCTGTAAGGACAGATCCAGATTCTTCATACGCTTGATGGCGGATAATGGAACGGCACGCTTGACGGTCTTGTCCACTCCCGTATAGACATGCCTAAAAGGATTACGCTGTTCCACCAGTTCCTTTTCCAGAGCGCGATTATATACAGCCCGAAGGATACGCATATAGAATGAACTGGTATTCCGCACGGCTCCTTTTCCATGAAGGTAGGCTTCATAAAGCTGCATCAAGTCCGAATCAATTTCGGACAGCAGAATGTCCCGATCCTGTCTGAACTGCATGAAACTTTTCAGGGTACAGGAATAGTTTTCAGCCGTACGTATCTTGCCCATCTGTTTGAGACGGGCTATGATACCCTGCATAAAGTTGAAAAGCGACTGTCCCTCTGTATTGCTTTGAAAAGAAGCGACAATATCATCTGCCGTATATCCGGCTTTCCGGTTATCCAGCTGGCGGATAATCATGTCCATCCGTTTCAGGTCCCACTCCATGCGTTCCTGCAAGGAAAGGAGCAGATTGCTTCGCTCCGAACTACCGACAATGATACAGCTTCCAGCTTCGTTCCATTCGTTAGTAAATATCCGGTAATCCGTCTTTAACTGACGGATTACACGGTTCTGGATAATCTGATAATAGACGGTACCTTCCTTTCCCTCTATGGTGGAAGGTCTGAATTTCACTTTGACACTGGCCATAGGCTCACTTTTTAGGTTCGTCCGTAATAGACTTGTCCTTGATGGACTTCGCCTTGCTGTCCAGTTCTCTCGCGGCCTGTTCTTTCAGCCGTGCCTGCTCGGTCAATGCCGCTTGTCTTTGTACCGCTTTCTCGTAGGCTTCCACGTCCTCACGCACCTGTTCTATCCGTTCGTTATCCCGGTTCGGTCCAAAGAGATTTTCAAGTTCTACAAGTTGCTCAGGGGTAGCCTCTCCTTTCATCTTGACATAACGGTACTTCAGATCATTATCGGCCTGCACGTTATCTGTCCTCACCGAAAAATAGAGAGTCACGGACAGAATCACGATTGTCACGAACATCACGAAAAAACTCCCAAGAGTGTACGGGGATTCTACACTCAGGCTGAAATGATGATTGATGTTGCTTGTCTTAACTGAATTCTTTCTGACTGTGTCATTGGTCTCACAAAACAAGGCTTCCACTTTCTCCTGGTGCTGACGCTGTTCATTACGCATTTCAGACAAGACCTGTCCAAGTCTTTCCTGTGACGAGTTTTTCCTGCCCATGGAAACCATATCGTTCTTAATGGCGGCAAGTCCCTCGTACAAGCGAGCCAACAAGTTGCGAAATGTCTCATGACCTTTCCGGACTTCATTCAGCACGGACTCATCCTTTTCCTTTTCATTGTTAACTGTCGGGCTGTTACCTTCCGGCAAGGGAACGGGCAGCCCGTTGATCTTGTTTTCGATTCTTTCCAGGCATCCGAAGATGCTCTCGATATATTCTTCCAATTTCATATTCCTGCAATTTTAATGTTCATGAATAATTTGAATGGGAAAGGACGGACTACAATCCGAATCCTTTCCTCTTTTGTTTCTTCTTCCTGCGTCTGCGCAAGAGTTCTTCCTGTGATAACGGCTCTTCGGGAACGGTACCGTTTGTCGGACTGAACAGTCCCGGTCCAGTACTTTCGAGAAGATGGCCTACGTCCGGTATCCTTTGTTGCACCTTATGTTCGGATTCCTGTTGGGATTCCGAAGTCTTCCAGCTCAACCGGGCATTCAACCTGGCAAAGCTGAACTCCCGGCTGATTTGCGAAGCCTTGAAGGTCTGCCCGTCCTTGGTGAACCGGATTCCCTGTATATCCTCCGGCCTTTTTATCTCTCTGGTACGTTTTACAAATTCCAGCCTGATACCCCGGCGAAGCAGGTAATCGTTGAACTCTTTCCATGTTTTGGAATGCTTCAAAGCTGCCTTGACGGCATTGAAGATTTCGTATTTCACACGCTCCGAAGCATGGAGTTTCTCCACTTTGGTCTTGCCCTTGCCCTCGGCGTATGTCAGCCCGTACCTGTCCTTAAGCAATTTTGTGGCGATTTCATTACGCTTGTAATCGCTTTGGGAAGAGATTACCTTGCCGTCATATCCGATGCGGTTATAGACCAGGTGGCAGTGCGGATTGTCCGTGTTATGGTGTCTTACCAGAATAAACTGAGTGTTTTTTATCCCCATCAGCTCCATGTATTCCCGGGCTATTTTAGCCATAAACTCATCCGTCAACAATGCCTTATCCTCAGGTTTGAAGCTCAATGCAATGTGTCCGACAGGCTGTTTGATCTTCGGATTAAGCTCACGCTGGTAGTTAAAACTGTCCGTTATTTCCCGGATATTTCCCAGCAATACACCGTCTGAGTCGATGATTTCCGCATTGTCCTTGCCCATCACATAGCGGATACAGCCACCGAAGGATTTCCCTTTCTTGATCTTGCCAATCATGATTGCCTCCTTTCTCCTTGCCTGTACCAGACGATAATCTCCTTGAGTTTCTGCAGGAGTTCCATCACCGTCCTTTGGGTACGGTGGAATCCGGCCTGATGGGACAGACGGGTCAGCTGGTTCAGGTTGTTTGCCATACCCGTAAGACTGCGTATGACGGCAGTTTCCTCGGCAGAGTGCCTAGCTGTTATCGTCGCCTCAAAAGCTGATACGCGGAGAAATTCTGCCAGCGTGAGGTTGGCCTGCCTGCTGCGTCGGCACAACCGTTCATAGTCTATCTTGGAGAATTTCACTGTAACGGCTTTGCTGAGTTTGCACACTCCGCTTACTTTGGGGCGTCCCCTCGGCCTGTTTTTCTTTCTGTCATTCATATTTTCTCTGTTTGATTTTTGATTATTCTTTTTCTCACAATCTGCGACCACTGGGAGCGGATTGTCTCCACTCTTCGGGAGTGGAGCGAGGTTTTCGGGATGCCCGAAAGATAACCTCGCTAACTCCCAAAACTGAAGTTTTGTCCGTTACCCCCTCAGGGCGGCTACTGACTGTCTGAATACTGTAATGACTGGAGTCAGTAAGCAAGTCAGTCATTCTGGAAAATGTCACAACTTTCTCCACTGTTCGAAGTCTTCCGAGTAGATCTCGAGATGCTGCCGAGCGATGTTTTCAAGCAGTCCTGAAACGCTCATTTTACGTCCTCCCAACCTGCGGACAAATTCGTCCAGCCTGTCACGTACCTCGCCGCTGACAAACACGGGCTTGCGGTCTTCGATTCTCGGGACCTGAAGAAAGGCTTTCCTATATTCCTCCAGAGAAAGCTTTCTCTGCCTGCTGCTTATACGGCGTTGAGATGCGGGAACTGCTTCCTCTTTTCCAGTTGACGGTTGCTGGCTCTCGGATGTAGCGTCGGTCTGTTCTACCGTTCCTTCTGACTTCTCTTTTCCTATATCATTCAAGGATGATTCCCTGGCAGTCTCAATGCTGCCATCTGACGGGAGTATGAGTGACATATCCGTACCTGTCATAGCCTCCCATTCTTCTTTGGTCAATTTCTTTTTTGTTACCATACATTTTTGATTTTAATCGGTTTACTCACTGATCTCGGTGCGCACCTTGACTCGTTGTCGTGAGCAAAGGAAATGTGTATAGTGAACAGAATCAAGCAAATGGAGATACCGTGGCAATTATGTTACCTTGTGCACTGCATAGATTGGGCGGTCAGTGCTGTCTGCCGTGATTTGCCTGAGTGATTTCTATATACCGGATTGTTCAAGCAGATTCCGTTTATAAAGAAGGCTCATTGTATGCAGTTGAGATGTAACATGATGTCATTTCTGGCAACGCATCGTCACCGGTCTGAAAATCCATTGCAGTGTGATTTCTACTGATTTTATTTGCAGTGGAAACAGGATAAAACGGTCACATTTCCTACCGAGAATAGGACGATGATACATGATGGAATATCGGATGTAAAAGACCTGTTCTGTTCCGGAATTATGATTATATGTCACTACTGTCCCGTAAAAGTGGATAAATAGTTCTTTGAAATTATTGAAATATAGTCACTTACATGGTTTTTTGAAATGAAACGGACTTGATTTTGCAACTTTGCAGTCTAATATAAATAGCTGCTATGTTCCAAGACAAATACGTATTCTCTCAACTAACCGCTTTTCTGAACAGAACTCAGTTCAACAATTATGTTCGCAAGTATGATGGCAACCGATATGTGAAACATTTCACTTGCTGGAATCAGATGCTTGCGATGATGTTTGGACAACTGAGTAACCGTGAGAGCCTGCGAGACTTAATCGTTGCTTTCGAGGCGCATAGGGCCAAGCAATATCATCTTGGAGTAGGTCGTGAACCAATAGCCAAGACAACTCTTGCGACAGCCAACCAGAACCGTGATTACAGAATTTTTGAAGAATTTGCATTCTATATGATGAAAGAAACCTGCGAGAAGCGGACTACCAACATCCTTGACATTTCCGGGAAGAAATATGCGTTTGATTCAACAACCATTCCGTTGTGTCTAGCCACATTTCCATGGGCAAAGTTCCGAAGCAAGAAAGGAGGAGTGAAAGCTCATGTCTTATACGACATTGAAGCACAAGTTCCTGCTTTCTATACTGTAACCACTGCATCAAAGCACGATTCTACAGCAATGTCTTCAATCCATTATGAGCCAAATGCTTATTATATATTCGACAGGGCTTATGACTCCTTTAAAGAATTCTATAGGATACATCTTACAGACTCTTTCTTTGTTGTCAGAGCCAAGACGAACTTAAAATATAAGACTGTCAAATGGAAGCGAAGAATGCCAAAGAATATAATGACAGATGCGGAAGTGAAACTGACCGGATATCTCTCCGAAAAGAAATATCCTGAGTCATTAAGACTCGTAAGATATTACGATGAAGAAGATAACCGTGAGTTCACTTTTCTGACGAATGCGAAACAACTTTCTGCACTGGATGTCGCCAATCTTTATAAGAAAAGATGGTTAATCGAACTGTTCTTCAAATGGCTCAAGCAGCATCTCAAGATAAAGAAATTCTGGGGTACAACAGAGAACGCTGTTCGCATACAAATTAGTGTGGCAATTATCACATACAGTCTTGTGGCTATTGTCCAACATGATATGAATTTGAAACGCTCAACCTATGAAGTCTTGCAGATTCTCAGCATATCATTGACTGACAAAACCCACTTGCATGACCTGTTCGACAAGACTAATTTCAATGATGTCAAAGATCTAAATGATCCCCTAATTCCGGGGCTATTTGATTAATTGTTTAACTCGTCCCATTTTAACGGGACACTAATGATTATATGTTTAACTGAAAATAATGAAGACAATGGAAATCATCAGCTTTGAAAAAAAGACTTTCGAGGAGATTTCTGCCAAGTTGGATCGCTTCGTACAGCAGGTGGAAAATCTGTGCCGTGAACACGGCGGGAAGGAAACAAGTGAATGGATGGACAATCACGAGGTCTGCCGCAGGTTGCGTATCAGCCCGAGAACCTTGCAGACCTTGAGGGATAATGGGACGCTTGCCTTTACCAAAATCGGAAACCGGACTTACTACCGTCCCGATGATGTAGAGCGTGTGGTCAGTAATGTTGAGGAGAAACGTAAGGAAGCCCGTTGGAAAGGAAAGAGCATTTGAACGAGTTTCCCAAATAATGTATAACCAATATCAAACGCGTATGAGTAATGAAATCAGAGAAAAGGACCACGAGTGGGTAAAGGCGTTCCACTCGAATTTCGACAGGCTGCTGGCCCTGCTCGAAAAGTTGTTGGAAAAACGGCAACCGTCTGCCTATGGCGATGAACTGCTGACAGACAAGGAAGTGGCATACCTGCTGAAAGTGAGCCGGAGAACCTTGCAGGACTACCGCAACAACGGCATTCTGCCTTACACACAGGTAGGCGGCAAGATTCTCTACCGGGCTTCCGACATAGAAAAGACACTGATGAAAGGGTACAAGGAAGCGTACAGGAAATAATGGATATGTTTGTCTTGCTCTATAATCTGCATCATTTGTCTATGGAAATGGTGCAGATTTTTGCTATAGCTCATATTGTATATAAATCACCTTTATAGACTTATTTGTCTATATTCTACGATTATAGACTATTTAATCTATAATTTTGGTGGAATAAAAGAAAATTCATACCTTTGTTATCAAATCAATGGACAATAATATGTTTGCAACAATTTCAGCGGATATAGTTTCATCCACTTCCTTGTCCGTGAATGAAACTATAGGATTAAAGCAAAGGATAGAATCATTATTTAGCTTGTTAAAAGTGAGTTATCCTGATTTTGAAGGTCGCCAAATAAAAGGGGACTATATAGAGTGTGTAATGCAAAATGTATCAAACGTATTCCGGATAGCCTTTATAATCAAATCCTGCATCAAATCTTTTTCCACAGCTAAAAATGAAAAGACGAAAAATTTCCATACATACGGAATACGGATTGCCATTGGTATTGGAGATATGAGAATAGTGAATACCGAACAAGGCATTTGGGATGGTGAGGCCATATATCTGTCAGGACGCGCGCTTGAAGAAATGAGTTCCCTGAATAAGGGAACGATGTCTGTTCATACAAGTAAAAAACAATTATCAGCCCCATTGCAAACTATAGCCCTATTGACCGATGCCATATTAAATGATATGACTGTGCGCCAAAGTGAAGTCGTTTACTATAAACTGCTTAGTTTTAAAGAGGCAGACATTGCCAAGAAACTGGGTATATCCCAAGCCAGTGTAAATAATGCTTCTACAGCTACAAAATGGTATTGTATAGAAGAATCTATAAAGTATTTTGAACAGATAAATTTTGAAGAATATGAATAATTGGTTGTTTTTAAGTCTGTTATTGGCACATATTATAGGTGATTTTTACCTGCAAAATGATAAATACTGTGCACAGAAAGAGGAAAGGAAGTTCAAAAGCTGGTTTCTGTATGTGCATTCGCTTATTATCGGTGTGGTATCATGGGCAGTTGTTCCTGTTTATGAATTCAGATTTTATGCCCTTGCCATTGCTTTTTCTCATCTGGTGATAGATGTTATCAAAACATATAGCTCCAAAGGATTATGGAATTTTATGATTGACCAGGTTGCTCATTTGGCGATATTGATTATAGTGACATTTTTCTTTGACACTACAGCAAAGTTGCCAATCCAATCAATGGACTGCAATGGTACCTACTCTATACCTCTGTTCATATTGGCGTTACTGTTGTGCATCAAGCCTGCAAACATCCTGATTAAGCTTGTCTTGAAAAAATATCAAGTTGGAGAGACACAATCTTGTGAAAATATCAAAAATGCAGGAGCGTTGATCGGGAATTTAGAGCGCATTCTTACAATCATATTCGTTATCATTGGACAATATGAATCAATCGGTTTTATCATAGCGGCAAAATCCATACTTCGATTCAAAGACACGGACACTGCAAAGACAGAGTACGTCCTAGCCGGAACATTTCTTAGTTTTGGAATTGCATTGCTGTGTGGTTTAATGGCAACAAAATAACAGATGGACAGTTTTCAAGAGAAATACAATGCGCTTGTCATTAAATACGATGCCCTGCTTGCTGAAAATGAAGAACTGAAGTCAATACTTTTGCAGCATGGTATAGTGTATTCCTCCATCAAACGTGCTGATGCAAGTGCAGCATTTTCTTCCATAACATATCCTCCAATCAAACTCTCTCTTGATGAGAAAATTGCATTGTTCCGTAACTTTTTCAAGGGACGGGATGATGTATTTGCACGACGATGGTTCAACAAAACCACAGAAAAGGGTGGTTACCAACCTGTATGTATCAACGAATGGCGCAGAGGAATATGTGACAAGAAAAAGCATAAATGTGCAGAGTGTCCCAACCGCAATTTTGCCCCGTTGACCAATCAAGACATATACCGGCATCTGGAAGGTAAAGATGAGAACGGATGCGATGTCATCGGTCTGTACGTAGTTACTTCGGATAATAAATGTTCTTTCCTGTGTACTGATTTTGATGACAAGAATTGTACCCATGGATATAAGAACGATGTGTTGGCATTTATTTCCATTTGCAGAGAGTGGAGAATTCCATTCGGCATAGAACGTTCACGCTCCGGTAAAGGTGCACATGTGTGGACTTTCTTTGATCAACCCATACCTGCCTATAAAGCAAGGAAATTAGGCAATACAATTCTTACGGAAGCCATGAAACGTAACGAGCGGATGACATTCGACTCATACGATCGTTTCTTTCCCAATCAGGATAAAGTACCGGAAGGCGGGTTCGGCAATCTCATTGCATTGCCATTGCAGGGAAAAGCCAGGAAAGCAGGAAACAGCGTTTTTGTAGATGATCAGTTTCTTCCGTTCCGGGATCAATGGGCATACCTGTACAATATAGGCAAAATAGATGAAAGTACCGTAGATGCATTATTGCTACAGCATCAGCAGGAAGATTTTGGAACATTGACCACATCTTCGGAAAATAAACTGTGGGAAATACCGGTCATACAAGATGTGACCCAGGAAGACTTTAACGGCAGACTTATAATACATAAATCAGACAGGATATATATTCCTTTAAAATCCATTTCAGATAAGGTTGCCAATCACCTGAAACGTATTGCGGCGTTTAAAAATCCTGAATTTTACAGCAAACAGGCGATGCGTATTTCCACATATAACATTCCTCGTATTATCTGCCGTGCAGATTTTACCGATGAATATCTTGCAATGCCCCGGGGGTGCGAGGATGCCATTATCAACATGTTGTGTTCCCTCAAAATTGATTATGAAATAGTTGATAATACAAATCATGGTAAACCTATTGGCGTAACATTCAAAGGAAAGGAACGCGATGAACAGTTGGACGCCATCAATGCCCTCATGCCATTTTCCAACGGTGTGTTGTCTGCAACGACAGCCTTTGGAAAGACTGTTACAGCCGCGGCTCTGATTGCCCGAAGAAAGACAAATACGCTTATTCTGGTACATTCCAAGGCATTGCTTATGCAATGGCATGAACGTCTGTCTGAATTTCTTGGCATAGATTTTACAGAAGATGAGATTTCCAAGAAACGAGGCAGGAAGAAGGCTTTTTCTCCGGTCGGGTGTCTTGATTCTACCTCTAACACGTTGCATGGTGTTATTGATATAGCCCTTATGCAGTCGTGTTTTGAAAATGACGAAGTCAAGCCTTTTGTAAAAGGATACGGGATGGTCATTGTAGATGAGTGTCATCACGTATCTTCCATAACATTTGAGAATGTATTAAAACACGTTACGGCACATTATGTCTATGGACTTACTGCCACTCCAATCCGTAAAGATGGTTTGCAGCCTATTATCTTCATGCAATGCGGTCCGATTCGTTTTTCTGCCGATGCTAAAGCACAGATACAGAAGCAGTCGTTCCAGCGTTATCTTGTGCCGAGATTTACATCTTACAGGCCTGTTACCGATGACAAACAATCGTTTACGGCACTATCACAATTCCTCGCTGAATCGGAAATACGGAATAATCTTATAATAGAGGATGTCCTAAATGTCGTGACTTCAGGACGGACACCTATAATACTTACTGCCAGAACTTCCCATGTAGAATTGCTTGCCGGAATGTTGGAGCAGCATGTAGCCAACATCATACGACTCACAGGAGAAGGAACTGCGAAAAACAAGAAAGAAACGCTGCAAAAGTTACAGGATATACCCAAAGATGCGCCTCTAGTAATAGTAGCCACGGGAAAATATGTAGGAGAGGGATTTGACTATCCACGACTTGATACACTGTTTTTGGCACTGCCAATCTCATGGAAAGGATTGGTGGCACAATATGCAGGACGTTTGCACCGTGAGAATGAGGGCAAGAAAGATGTCCGTATTTATGACTATATTGATATACACGAACCTGTTTGTGAGAATATGTATCGTAAACGCCTAAGAGGATACTCTGCCATCGGTTATCGTGTATTGTCAAAAGATACTCAGACGCTGTTTGATAATACAGATGACTTACAAATATCATCATATGAAGGACAGATTTTCAATGGTAACACGTTCCGTTTGGCATTTATTGAAAATTTGAAAAGTTCAAGACAATCTATTATCATATCTTCACCAAAGCTCTATCGTACAGAACGAAACACATTTGTTAAAACACTCAAAGAGTTTCATGCGAGTGGTATTCAAGTGGCGATTCTCACATCAGAGGAAAGCAGTCAGACGGATTATCTAAAAAGTTTGGGATTATATGTAAAGATTGTACCGAAACTATCATTATCCTCATGCGTCATAGATAGGTCCACGGTGTGGTATGGCAGTGTCAATATACTAGGTTATGCAACAGAGGAAGATAACATTATTAAAATCACAGATATGAAACTTGCAAATGAGCTACTTGATGTTATTTACAATAGTGGAAAATAGAAAAAACAAATTAGTGAGAAAAAATCATCATTTTACTCTCGCATAACAGTATCCTAAAAGTGATGACTCTTGCCGAACAGATGCGAATAACAGCCAAAGCCGCAGAAAATAAAAATTGATTTTTCTGGAGGGAGCGCAGTTTACCGTCTGCCCATTTTTATTGTATTTCTAAAAAATATCCTTCATTAAGGTGATGGGAACAGCACATAGAAATAGAATCGGACGTGATTTAATTTCCATCTATATGCTGTTTTATATTTTTCTTCTGACTTTTCCGTCAGTCGCTTGTTTCCGCTGCCGTCGACGTCCATTGTACAGACGTGAAAGGGAAAAGGTTTTCGGGCTGAATACGCTCTGAAGGAGGAAGATTCTGCCCGAAACGGCAAAGCCGTCAGACCTTTTCGCTTTCAATAGAGTCTGTACTAACTTCTATGGACGGCGAGGAAATGGGCAACTGATATAGAAGAATGGTTATGATGCATCACTGTTTTTTTATGGAGTTATGCTATCGGAGCTTATATAATTCTTTATAGGTTAACATTAAACAAATCTGTTAATATCAAGAATTCTTTTACAAATTCTTATCTTTGTATTGTGTAATATATTATATAAAAATGATTAAAGATATAATTGATAAGATTATTCAAGATTTGGGAGATGACAAGCCGATTAAAGGGATATTGCTAAAAGCTCAAATTGTTGCATCTCAATTAAATAATAAGGAGTTTGAAGAGTGGATAAAAAGTGAGCAAAATGGATATTCCGATGCTAAAAATCTTCCGGATTATAGAGTTTTAGGAGCTATAGTTAAAGCTAACGTATTTCAGCCTTATATTGGATTATACCAAAACTGTACAATCCCTCCTGGAATATTTGAAAATGAAATTATTAACGATTGTATGAGCCATGCACGCATTATTAATTCTCTATCAGAAATAGAAAATATTTGTAGTTCAAATAAAAATGGCCATGTATCAATTAATTCTCCAGTTATTGCATATCCCGAAGTTGGGAAATATGTAAGAGGAAATGTAGAGAAAGTTTGGCAAGAAATTCCTGTATCTTCTTTAGCTAATATTGTGGATACTTTCAAATCAAAACTATTATCTTTTTTTCTTGATCTTGATAAAAAAATTGATGCAGGTGTCGATTTCTCTAAAATAGAAGGACAAAATGAAATAAAAAATATCATGAACAATTATTATATAAACTCGGTAGTTGCGAATACAGGGGACGGGACTGTAAATACAGGAGATATTTCTAAAAATAACAGTGTGTTATGCATATCTGATCCTGATCAACAAAAACAAATTAAAGAATTAGTATCAGAACTTATAAAAGCAACAAAAGACATTGATAATGAGGATTTAAAGATGGCAGTTGAAACCATCTCAGAAGAATGTAATAAACCATCTTGGGCTAAAAAGACATTGAGAATAGCATTTAATGCAATACAAGGAATTGCAACAGGTATTGCCGCCAATCAATTAACGCCAATTATTACAAAGGCATTGGCTCTATTAGCATAAACATACAAAACATGTGCTATTTATTCGAAATCATATAAGTTAAATATAAGACAAGAGCTCCCAGGCTATAAGGAAATCTCAACTTACTGGCAGCTCTTGTATATTTAGAGTCAGATTTCCCCAATTTCTCATCTCAAATAAGAATCTAGGTAAAAATCTCTTTTACATTATAAACCTCCAAGCAATGAAGATTTATTAAATATACGTTTTCTTCTCTTCATTAGTTTATCCATATCCTCCGAAATCTTATCATCTGTAACTTTTGCGTATCCTTGAGTAGTTCTGATATTTGTATGTCCCATCATCTTTGATATGCTTTCCATAGGAACCCCTGCCGAGACCATTAGGGTACCAAAAGTGTGACGACTTTGATGATATGATAGGTTATGTTTGAACTGATGGGAAAATCCCAATTCATGTATCTCAAACCAAATCATACTCCGTATGGGTAACGGGAAAATGGGCTTACTGTCATCTGTCGTATTATACAAGGAAATTATCTGCTCCGCTACCGGGTGCAATGGTATAAATGACTCAACGCTTGTTTTCTTGCGGTATGTTCTGATATATTTTCGTCCTTCTGCAGTTGTACCTATATGATGCGGATAGAGATTGCGTACATCAACGTAAGCCAAACCGCAAAAACATGAAAATATAAAGGTTCTTCTTGCAAGTTCCTGTAGTGGATCCGGTTTTGGATGGCTCATTATCTCCTGAAGCTGGTTTTTGCTTATATACATGAGCTTTGTAGGTGCCTTCTTTTCATATTTTATATCATCTAAAGGATTATATCTCAAAATTCCGTTATCCACGGCAAGATAAACCAGACGTTTCAGCCAGCAAAGACAATGGTTACGGTATGACGGCTTATGAGGGTAATTTGTTTTCAGATACAAAATGAAATTGGTGCCAAACTCTTCGGTAATATCTGTAAAAAGCATGTCCTCCTTGCCCAGAGAACGGATGTATTCCTCCAGATAGTAATGATACATTTTTGATTGCCTGTAACTGGAGGTTGAATCTATTTGAATGGAACGGATTTTCAGATTTTCCCGTTCCACCTCTCCTGCCTGTAATATGTATTTCGGGATGTCGACTGCTCCGGTCATGGCTGTTTTCAGCAGCTCTGCACTGATGACACCATTTACTTTCAACAGTTCAGCATAAGTTTCATCTATTCGTTTTTTATACTCGCAAAGCATCCCGTTCAGTCTGTTGTTCTTGACTTCCCCTTTCTTGCTGTTCCACTCTTCCGGTTGGCAATATAACCCAGTCGATAATACAACAGCCTTTCCGTCTATTGTAATACGACACATGATTGATGTAGTCCCGTCAGATTTGACTTTACTGCGGTTTATATAATACAGTTGCTTATATGTACTTCTCATGATTCTTTCATTCTTGATTTATAATACCAGTTTCATATCACTAGTTGCCTCGATAAATTTGTCCATATCCTCGAAAAGTTTTTTAGGAGTTACCCTTGCATAAAGCTGGGTAGTTGTCAGATTGGTATGACCAAGCATTTTGCTGATTGTTTCAATAGGAACACCAGCCTCAAGGGTTATCAGACTTCCGAAGGTATGTCTTCCCATATGATAGACCAAATCACAGCTTATGCCAGCCAGATCCCGTAAACCTTTCATGTGGCGTCTCATATTGGGATGGTGTATCATCGGGAAAAGCTCTTTCCTGTCATCCGAACGATATTTTTCTATAAGAGAGATAGCCTCCGGCAGCAATTTGACGCGGGCCAGATATTCATTCTTCTTTCTCAGATACTTTAACCATAAGTCGCCTTTATCGTCCTTGTATATATTATCTCTAGTGATTGAAACTGCATCCGCATACGGAACTCCTGTATAACAGGCAAAGAGAAACAAATCTCTGGCTATATTATGAGTGATTCTTTCCGGTGGTATCACAACATCACGAATCTTCTCAAAATCCTCACGACTCAAAGCCCGTGGTGGTTTACGGTTCTCTTGGGGTAGTTTGAAATTCACAAAATAACGCTTCTCCGCATGTCCTTCCTTGAATGCCATCCGGCAGATTTTCTTCAGGATTGCCAGATAATGTCTTACCGTATCTACCGCAAGTCCTTTGTCCTTCAGTATATAATCCTGAAACTCCCATGGGATGTGTTCATTCAACTGTCCAAAAGCAACATCACTTGTCTTGAATCGTTTTTGAATAAACTCGCCAAGATACCTGCGGGTGTAAATGTATGTTGACATGGAGCTTTTAGCTACATCAATACCGATTCTTGAGCGCATATCCTCGATATGCATATCAAGCCGTTTCAACAGAGTAATCTGGGTTTCTACACTTCCCTGCAAAAGCTCTTTGACAGCAGTTGCGTCAAAATCAATCTTACGTTCAACAAGTGAATCAAATGCAGAATTGACCGAAAGCAAGAGCCGGTCAATTTTTGCATTAACATCAACGGCTTCTTTACTCTTTCCATTCAGTCGGCTCTCTCTTGGATTCCATAACTCCGGAGTACATGACAGCTTACAACTGAATTGCGCCATCGTGTTGTTTACCGTTATTCGCCCCATTATCGGAGCCTTTCCGAATTTGTCAAGACCGCTCTTTTTCAGGTAGAGCAGCACCTTGAATTTTTCTACTTTCATACGCTTATTTTTTTAATGGCAAAATTACCTATTTTATAAGCGTCCTTTGATATGCAAAATGCTGACATATAGTGAATAATAGCTTCTGTGACAGATTCTTTATTGTTCAGTCCGTTACCTATTCGGTTCAGGTAACTGGACAACTAACACTCTGGTAACTGAACACCTGCAATATCCTGTCCATTTTTGCTTTCCCTTATCTCAGCAAAAAACGGAACTACTGCTCATATTCAACCGGTTACGTTTTTCTTTCTCATCCCTTCATCTGCTTGCTTCCTATATTCTGTTCCACTCGGTCCGAAGAACATACGCAACACTTCAAGGAGCAGCCGGCACTGATATACGTACCATTCAAAGTAATATGGCACATAAAAGTATCACCACGACACAACGGTACATGAAAGTTGTGGACAGTAACAAGCGTGAAGCCAGCAACAGAATCTCTTTAATCCGCAAGTAAGAATTAAGGTACAAATAATCTCGTTTTTATCGCTCAGAGTATGATATTTTGCTTAAAATCATACTCTGAGCATATTTTTTCTTAAATTCTGAACGATTATCCATCGCAAATTGCAACTATTTGGAAATCTGCACATACATTTGTCTTATTGTAAAACTCAAACAGTATCAGTTTATGACGAATAGTATTAAAATCTCACCTCAAAGAACCAGTTTCATACTTTCAGTAAGTGTCATCCTTTACTGGGCAACAGACTCCTATTTATATCTTAATTGCCATATCGACATGATGGAATATTCAACTCCAGTTATTCTATATATTACGGCAATGATACTCGCCTGTGGAGTACTTAAGCATTTCTTCTTCCGATTCATTACAAAGAATGAATTGAGTTTGTCTTTTGACAAGCAAGTAAAACCGTTCCATATTGAACGGACAGAACAGATTAAGGAGATTGAATCCACATATTCTGAGGGCAGGAAGATAAATTTGGAAAAGCCAGTTGTAGAAAACTGTGTAAAACACGACTATATGAATAATTATGAAATGCGTGCCGCCGAAATTGAACGTGAAAAAGCAGAAAGGCAGGCAGACATTAAGCGTGTCATTCATGAATATACCACATTTGTAATGACGGAATTTCTTTCAAAAGAAGATCTTGAAATTCTACATGAAAACATAGAGTATTTTGCGCACGGACAGTCTGATTTATACAAGCCAATCCGTTCAAAAGTAGATAATTCCCTCCGTTCTATTGACCTGATGCATTTCGTATGGAACATCGGGGAGAGATTGGGCATTTCTCTTATAGATAGAGCAACATTCATACATACTATATTCCCACATGAACTAAAAGATGCTTCGATTAAATATCTGGCTAAAAATCTCCGGACATGCGGAGTTTGCAAAATAGCCCTTGATATTCCTAAAACCGGAGATTATCATTTCAAATGTATGAAAGAAGCCCAAGAATAAAAAGCAAATTCAACCGATTAGGGTTATTCAACACAGACCGGAATATTATTGCTTTCTGAGGTTTGTCAGCATTACATCATTGTGTTGGTTTGCAGCATGTTTAACAAAAACAATGTTATATCATGCAAAGAAACAAATTAACATTCAATGACCTGCCTGAAGTGGTAGGCGAACTCTGCGAGAGAATCTCAACTATGGAAAATCTGTTGACAGAAAAACTTCATCAGCAGTATAACGAGGTAAAAAAAGACACTCATGTGCCTATGACCGTCGATGAAGTCTGCGAGTATCTGGGCATCTCAAAATCATCCTTTTATTACAAAGCCAAACATGGAGGTATTCCAATCATTAAACAAGGCAAGCACCTGTTTGTCTATCGTGATGAATTGGACAAATGGTTGGAAAGCGGCAGAAAAGGAGAATCACCTATAAGCATAGAGGAAGAACACGCCCGAATGCTTGCAACTACACGTCGCAAAGCCAATCCTAAAAGCTGGTGAGTATGGAAACGGTAGCACCCATTGAAGATCTTGCTCAGGTCGCTACAAGATGGCAAGATACAATGCTCAGCTTGGAAAGGGAATACGAACAGGAGCCGGAAGTTCTGAAAATAGGCGAAGTGGCTATCGGGACATTGGGAAATTTCAGTGCATCTATAGGCAAGGCTAAAAGCAAAAAGACTTTCAATGTGTCGGCTATGGTGGCAGCAGCTTTGTCAAGAAAGGAAGTTCTTAACTACACAACGGACTTCCCTAAAGGAAAGAACCGCATTCTTTACATCGACACAGAACAAAGTCAAAACCATTGTATGATTGTGATGCATCGTATCATGAAACTGGCAGAGTTGCCGACTAATGAGGATTGCGACCGTTTCTATTTTCTCGCACTACGCAAGTTCAACCCCAAGGAGCGTTTGGCTATCATAGATGATGCAATCAGTCAGATTGAGGGTCTCGGTTTCGTGGTGATTGACGGAATCCGCGACTTGGTCTATGACATTAATTCTCCGAGCGAAGCCACGTGCGTAATCTCCAAACTCATGCAGTGGACTGACGAATACCAGATTCATCTTCACACCATCCTTCATCAGAACAAAAGCGATGAAAACGCCCGTGGACACATTGGCACGGAAATCAACAACAAGGCTGAGACTGTCATCCAAATCGAAAAAGACAAGGACGACAACAACATCAGCAAAGTGGAAAGTGTGCATACCCGTTCCAAAGACTTTCTGCCATTCGCCTTCTGCATCAATGACCAATCACTTCCCGAACTTCTGCCGGGCTATGTGCCGACCAAGAAAAGCGCAGGTCGTCCCAAACAGGAACCCTTCTCCCCTTATAGGGACATCCACGAAACAATCCATCGCAAGGCTCTCAAACTGGCTTTTGAGGGAAGAGAAACTATTTCGGGATATAAGGCTTTGGAAGAAGAACTGACCACAGCCTACGAACTGGCAGGAACGAAATTTAATCACAACAAGATTGTGAAGATAATTAAGTTTCTCACGAACAAACGGATGGTGATTCAGGAAAGCCGTGGCATTTATCGGTTCATGCCGGATTACCATTATTGACTCTCCACTTGACTTTATTCTAAAAGTGTCCATTCGTATATAAGTCAAAGTCTAAGTGCAACGACTGGTTTCATGATAAATCACGAAATCGGTCGTTGCCGTTTTAATTGCCAATGGTATTGTGGCTAATTCTCTTTAGATTGGTTGTGGCAATCCATTTGGAATAATTGTACATCTTTTGCCATTTGCGGATATTTATGCCTGTACTATTGGGGTTATGACAAAACAACAATCTTCATATTGGCATATCAAATAACACATTACTAGCTAAATAATTTCTACTTTCGCTGTTTTTCAATATTAGCACCTGTTATATTTCGGCAAATCTGCTGGAACAATCCTTATCCAAGCATCGGCAAATGGCATTCAAAATGCCAAAGTGATTTCAATCCTTTGTTCACTTTCTCTGTTGGCAGAATGTTCAGATACAATTTGAAGTTCTGAATCGGCACTACTGTAACACCAAATGTGACATTAATGCCATTTAAATTGCCATATAAATACACATTTATACGACAATTATTCTCTCTTAATCGTCTTTGACAGTCAATCAAAGCCAAAAATATCAAACATTTTACTTCAAAGCACGTCTTTTTTAAGCCATGGGCTTGCCCGTTGTACAGACATTATCTTGTATGGGGAGCCTAATACCCCAAGCGACCAATAGGTCGTTTGAGAGTGCCAAATCTCTCAGCAAGCTGATTGGTGAGAAAAAGGCGTTATTTGAGCCTTTTATCTTTTCGCCAGCCATCGCAAAAACGAAATTTGTATACTTAATTGCTCACAGGGCTTGCCCATTATACAAACCTTATTGAGTTAGGGTAACTCAATACCCCAAGCGATAAATCGCTCGTGAGACTTTGCCAATCCTCTGCAAGCTAGATTTGGCATTATTGCGGTTTGGGGGTGTATTTCAGTAGTGCTTTTACGAACTCTTTTATGAACCCTACTGGTTCTTTTATGAACTCTTATGTGAACTCTTTTCTTGCTTTTAAGTGGTATACTGGAGTAACGTCGGTCACCATAAATGCAGATACTAGATGATGAACACAGAACTATTGTCCGAACACTTGCCAATTTAACGACATGAATCTGCCATATCCCAAAGGCGATTTTGCCAATCTCAAAATGACATTATAATTATTCAATATCTAATGCAGGAAGACTATTATCTTCAAATCTATCAAAGTCAGATTGGAAAAGGCGGTCTTGAATGATCCTGTACTTTTCAAATTCAGACTCTGCAAACTCTTTGGCATATTCGGCAGACACCTTTCCACTATCCTGTAATATAGGACTATCAAATAAATTGATGAATTTGTCTATTCGCTTTGCCCAATCTTCCATTGTCATTGGTATATGACGCATAGCCATACTCTCTGCCATATCAAGCGAAGCATTGACTATCCTGCCCATTTCTTCCAATTCTTTTTCTTGCAAATAGTTCTTTGCTACAGACACATCTGTTTTGACAATTTTTCCATTCGGAGCATTCTCCCAAGTGGTCAATCCCATATGTTCCTTATTCGCATCGGCTCGTTCGACTATCAACTCCGCAGCAGTATGCCCATGCACAGCATAGTGCATTTTGTTCTGTACCTTTTTGAAGAAAAGACGAGTTGTCGGAGCATCTTTGTTATAGTCTATAGCCGTAGCATAAATATCGGTCAGTTTCTGATAAAAACGACGCTCACTCAGCCTTATCTCCCTTATTTCGGCAAGCAAATGTTCAAAGTAATCTACACCTAAGAAAGCCCCGTTCTCCATTCGCTTATGATCAAGCACATATCCACGGATAGCGAACTGGCGGAGGACAAACGTACACCACTGCCGGAATTGAGTGGCACGAACAGAATTGACACGATATCCGACACTGATAATAGCGTCGAGATTATAGAACATTGTTTGATAGTTTTTTCCGTCAGCGGCAGTTGCCGAGTTTTTCTCGGCAACTGAATCTTTGACAAGTTCCCCAGATGCAAATATGTTTTTTAAGTGCAGACTAATATTGTCAGTTGAGCAATCAAAAAGCTGCGCCATCGCCTTTTGTGTCGTCCAAATGGTCTCACTCTTATACATCACTTGAATCCCATCCTCTTTACCTTCAAGCATGAAGATGAGAAACTCAGCTGTACTATTTCGTATTTCTATGTTTTTTGCCATATTTCAAATTATCATTTTCATGATATTCATTTCGATTTGCCATAATTTTCAACGGATTCTGCCACCATACTATATTCTTCTTCAGTTGTCTTATAAGATTTGATTCTTCTGTCTTCAAGATAAATATGGCAAAGCGTATATTCCAAAGCATCTAAAGTCTGTTGGCGGATTTTTGGTTTCAACTGACATTCCCAAACGGTAATACAATGCCATCCCATTGAAGTTAGCTGTTGTCGTTCTTCTATATCTCTACTCCGATTGCGTTCAATTTTATTCTTCCAAAATTCAACATTTGTCTTTGGTAGAACATAATATTTGCATCCTTCGTGACCATGCCAAAAACAGCCGTTTACGAAAATAATAGTTCTGTATTTGCGCAAGACCAAGTCGGGATGTCCGGGAAGCCGTGGGTGATTTAGCCGATAGCGGAAGCCACGGCTAAAAAGGAACTTTCTCACTATCATTTCAGGTTTTGTATCCCTTCCATGTATAGCAGCCATATTACGATGACGTTGTTCTTTGGTCAATCTATCCATATCAGTACATTAGATGAAATATCTGTAATCGTACGTTCTACCATCGTAATGTCCCAATAATTGTCCAACTTGCGCCAATGTACTAGACGTATCAATTGTAGCTGGAAATTTTGTATAAAAATTAAAGGAGTTCCAATTCATTTTGGTAAACCCAAGAATCTCCTTAACTATTGTTTGCATCGAACCATTACCATGATATTTAGCTATTCTTAAAGGCGAAGGTATGCCCCGTCCTCCAGGGAAGTAATTTCTATCTTGCCTTACTGAGTCTATAGTTCCATGTGTCCACAGCAAACATTCATATTGGGAGACGGGGAAACAAATTCCTCGCATAACCGGAAAACTGGCATTGACAGGATATCCATTGTTTAAATATTGGTCAATACATTTTATGGAATCTTCCATTGTTATCGTTATCAAATCTATATTTTTGATTCCTGCGTGAGACAAAGCATCGGTTATACCTTTGATTTCTTCTTCTTTGAACGGTGTTCTTTTATGTACAACCACTCTTTGAGGCAGCCTATCCATAGACTTCACAAATAATTCTTGAACATTGATACCTAACTTGTATGCTTCTTCATAAGACAGATAAGGATTATTCTTCCTATCTAAAATCGGATTGTCTATTTTGGATAACTTGTATCTTAATCCTTGCCCTTTGGAATTATATATATGGCTACATCCTACAACAATGTTCGTTTTGCCATTTGCTTCCTTCTTGACACTATATCCAATGCCAGCATAAGCTGTATCTGCGTCCAAATCAGATAAAGTCCACGGCGTTCGCATCGATTTGACAAACAAAGCTAATGAAAGCCACCAATATATTTGGTTCTTCATGTAAGTATTGAATATTGTTTTTTCCTCAACAAATTGTGTGGTAAATTCATACTGAGCCGCATATGCTTTTATATAGCTGTGCATGTCAAAAGTTTCACCATCTTTTTTGAAAGAGCGATGGCATTCCCATGCTTTAGGAATAAAAATAACAACGATAATATTCGGATTGTTATTGGCAATTTTATGGGCGAATTTACATATGTTTTGCGCCAAACCTACAGAATCTTGTTGTATCTCACGACAGCTAATCCATAAATTAGAATTAACTGCAGGTATATCTAGCGAAGCTGAATAGATTTGCTCAAAACCTATATATGGCTGCAAATAATCTGTTTTTGGAGCTGTTATATTTCCATTTAGACCATTAAGAAAATCCCGAAATTGATTTGTATAAGTACTCGGACAGATTACGCCAATTTTAACATTAGTATTAAAACTGGACTGGAATTCATAATCATATGGATTGTTTTGTAGAAGCCCTCTCATCGGATTAGTATCGTGGATTATTTTTCGAGATGTCTTACTACAAAAGGCAAGATTTGGCTCAGATATATAAATCCCAGAATATACTATTTTTTTATCAACAAACTGAGTTTGAGATATAAGACCTTTTTCCGTATAGTCTACCGCAACCAATCCTCTATTATTACTTATTTTGAAATTGAAATTATAACCACTATTTAATGGATAATCAAATGCACGCTGATGCCCATTAAAAAGAATTTGTTCCCAAATAGAGATAATCTCATCATATTGAGTATTGTGTTTTTTGTCAAGATATTCCAACATTAGATTCTTACGTCTGTCACTAGTGATATTTTCATCTTTAAAATACAATGTTGGAACAACAGACATAAGGGAATAATTCTTATTGTCCAAAAATACAATATCTATTTTTATTGCTTCGTAAACATCTTTATAATTTCCGAATTGACGTGTTTTATCCCAAATCAAACGTTTGGAAATAACCGCTTCTTTACCACAACTAGAAGATAGTCCACAAATCAAAGTTTTGATTACGACAGATTTCAGTGCCTGATTACCCTTCAATTCGTTAATTGACAATGGTAAACGAGATATACTATCCTCTTTAAGACAATCGGAAAATGCTTGATGTATATGCTCTGAATAGCCAAAAGCAAATACTTTCCCCTTATAAGGGATAGCAATAATATCCTTCCCTTTTATTCTGCTTTTGAGAAAATTCCACGGTGTCTCATTTTGAGGAAAAGCAATCTCAAAAGTAAATATATCAGAAGGAATAGAAAGCGGATACAGATTTGTTTTAATACACCCACTTGAATTCAATCTGTTCAAAGCAAATGGTGTAATTGAAATCTCCGTATTTGCTTCTTCCAGTATCTTATGAATTTCTTGGTATTTATCTTGCTCATCATTATATGTGGAAAGGAGTATAGATATCATTGTCTTGTCAAAACCATCCGTTTCAACAAATACAGCATCTCTTCCTGCATTTCTAGCAGCAACAAGTAAGCTCTTAACGTCTTCATTTATAAATGAGCCATATCCACACCAATATAAACGGCCTGCCCCCGGATGACTAAAAGCTTCAGTCAGTGCTTCCATCAAAGACTTATCTCTTCCACTGTATCCGATTACTATTAGATTTTTGTCTACAAAGTATTCTTTAAGTCTATGTTTAAATGTATCCTGTTGAGAATCTAGTTCTGTAGCAGTATTCTTAAGTTCAGAATATTTATAATCACCATGTAAGGCAATATATAATAATTCCTGGCTATTTTCAGTGCGATGAATACGTTCAGGATTGTCTAAATTTATATTTATTGGAGTTATGTTTGCCTGATGAGCTACCCTTTCAACTAGCCCGTCAAAATTTGTAGTCCAAACAGATTTTAAGACTCTATATTTATGCAATAAGCACAAAAGTTTATATCCAATATTCGGATTCTTATCAAAACATAGACTCTCAAAATATCTTGTTCTATCGCCAGACAATGGGAATGCTTTTTCTGCATAGAAAACATATTCTTCATCAGATTTTTCTATTGGATAACCTCTTTGCTCATTAAGCCATGTCTGAATTTTTTTCCTGCAACAGTCAGAATGTATATCAAGAAATGCTTCATTTGTCGGGTTGTTTGTTACATATATAAGTTTTTTCCAATCCCAAATACAATCTTCCGCAGATTGGACACCTGATGTAATGGACGCACCCGCTCCTAATAAGAACGCAAATGAGCCATTCTTACTTTGTTTGAAAGATCTTAAAAAAGCATCGAAATCCATTCTGAATTGTTTTTCCTCCATTGTCTTAAATCCTTTGTTCGTATAATTCCACCATCAAATCATTGGAAATCAATTCTCCAGGCTGCATTTTTATGCGATATATGGGAGTTCGATTACTGCCCAATGAAATAAAGGAGGACAGATTCAACTTTAAGCATAGCTTTCCGTTCTTAGTGCCAAAATATACTTTATCCACTTTATAATAACCGTCAATCTCTCCGCCAACCATAGGCAGTAAATATCTGATATCCATCACATTGACAGATGTCGGTATCTTCTCCATAGTATATGTCTTTGCGATATGACTGTCAAAATCGGAATAATCCGCATCTGTTTTTCGTACTAACCCTGTCAGAATATTCTTAATCTCTTGTTTCGGTTGTTGAGTCAAAGTGCCGACATTGTCAATGCTATCGATATGGAACTCCGTTTCAAGTTCAAACGGATCGCTGACATAGAAATGAGTCTGTAAAGCATCCACAAGCTCTTTGCTTTGAGCCGTTTCCCTTTTTATTGTTGAAGATTTTATTTTGAGAGACTTCCATATATTGGAATCTTCCTCCTTCATCAAAGCAAGAATCAGATAATTACTATCACTCTTCGGACGATACAATTTGCCGTTCAGCCGTTGGAAATTATCCTGAATGAACTGATAGCAATCCATGCCATCACGTGGCTGCAGAGTTCTGAAAGTGTAGAGTCGATTGAGAGTGCCTTGAATCTTATTTCTGAATTCTTTGCGGACATAGTCTCTCCATGCTGCTTGTGCACTCTTATTGTTGCGACCATACAACGATACGATGTACAAAAAGTTAACATCATAGTGGCACAACAACAGCGTATCCCTGTCAAACAGACGATTTTCAAATTGGCGGTTCAACTGTACTCCACCATCCTGTGCTTTCAACTCCTTATCATCAAAGGAAAGGAATTTACCGCCACTTGTCTTTTTGTCAGGAATCCGTGCACTGATAAAGAAATTGGGGATGGGATTATATCCTTCAGTCAATGTGTCCCTTAACTGGGGATGCTCCCCGTTTCCGTCACCGTCCAAAAACAGATTCATGTTCCACTGAATGACATTTCTGGCATATGTGTATTGCTTGTATATCGATTTGTCGCCAAGCTGCGTCCTGTCATTCCTGGAACGCTTGTAATACTTGCTGTCTCCAATGTAATAAGTAAGCTCAGATGTCAAATCCGATTGTTCAATAAGTCCTTGCCCGACGAACATGTGGTCAACTAACTTGCCGTCCTTTTGCTCTGTGAGTTCTTTCGGTAAATTTTGTTTGTCATTGCCACTTACCAAAGCATCAATCATGACCTCAAAGATGTGCTCGAAATCTTTCGCCAGCAGATAGTCTTCCGCCTGCCTGTTCATCGCAATCTTATATTCCCTGTCAAAGAAAGCATAGCACAAATCCCATATCCGAAGAGCCTTGTCCGAGAAATACTTGTACTTGATTTGTTTTAGTCTTCGGCATCCCAGATTCCTGCCTATATAGGACTTCTTCAACCTGTCGCAGCTGATAAGAGGATACTGGATATTAATTTCAAAAGAGAAACCATGCGTCTCCCGAATGTAATTCAAAATGGAGAAATATATGACAAGCAGCTCTTCGTCAAAATTCACCATTTTCTTTTTGTTTACAGGCTTGATGTAAACAGGACTTCCGCTTTGTATGATGGCCTGCGATGAAGTAATGGTCCTGTTCCAGTTGATTTTGTTATAACCGGAATGAACGTTCCTGGCCACGAAGGTAAAATAGTCCTGATTGCTTCTGTTGAAATCCCTCAGTGCTATTATCACATCAAGTAATGTGTTGTGTTTCTGTTTTCGTCCTCTGCTTTCGGACTGATATTCCTTGCTTTCAAGTATATTGTCGTTGTGAGATTGTTTATATACGCTTATCGTCCGGTATATCCAAATCGAAAGTGTGGACAGGAATTCCTTGTATTCTTTGCAACCTTCTTCCGTAAACTTAGTCTTTACCTTTTCGGACTCAAAGTCTATTATTTCCTGTGGCGAAGCACCGAATATCGTATCATCCCCACTCTCCTCGTTTATCTCACCTGTCAATACTACTTTGGGCAAGAAGAATACAACATCTTTTGCTGTCTTGCTATAACAATACCCGACATACCCGAAAGAATATTTGTCCTCCTTTACAGGAACTGACACAACATCTTTGAGTACATCTCTGACTGTCAAACCATCCTTGACAATATCGTTCAGACTATATGGGTATCCTTCAATAAACAGCAGCATAAAATTTATTCAAATTAGAGTTCTGTATTCTCCGCGTCATTTTCAATAGTAACCTTATTGCCGTTAGGGTCTGTGACTCCGAGATAGGACATCATTTTCTTTAATGTTTTAGTCCCATTTTCTCCATACAATTCAGAGAAGGAAATATCTTCAGTCTCACCGACTTTGAATATATCCCCTTCACCATCTTTGCAGACATCATTCCATAGATAGAACAATATTTTGTTCAACAAGACTTTATCGGTAATTATTCCATCTGACGGATTTACGAAATAATCACCTAACATCTTATCTTCGGAGCTATTTGCCCTCAAAATCTTTTCGTTGACTATTCTTTGGAATGAAACCCAAGAATATACTGTACCGTCAATAACTATCTTCCAGCCTGTATTCTTATACTTAATCGGCTCATACTCCCAATCCCAACGTCTCTTGAATGCGCTATCTATCGGGAACAACGATTGGTCTGAAGTATTCATGGTTGCATAGATATACAGATTTGACGGCAGACAAAGTTCTCCGTCTTTTATTCCTTGATTATCCTCGCCAAGCTTCTCTTCTAGAAAAGCCCTCAAATCTGCATCAGCCTTAATGCCATACTCCGATTTGCCATTAACATCTCTATCAAGAAGCTGGAACAAATCTCCGAATATTTGTGCGCAATTGCCTCGATTGATTTCCTCAATAATAAGATATACTTTTTCTTCCGATTTTTTGTATGCCTGTATATAAGCATTAAGAAATGCCTGAGGAACGAAAGAATAAATTATACGAGATTCGTTTGAACAAGCAAGATATTCTTCTCCAACAGCCATTCCTTTATCAAATTCAACAGTGTAATTATCAGACATACCGCAAGCTTGGAGTATATCCTTCTTGTCAGAAAGATTCAACTGTTTTAATGAACGCCAATATTTCGCTCCAAATTTTTGGGATGAATACGTGACACCTCCCTCTTTCATTTCGGTTAATTTGCTAATGAGCTCTCCCTTGGCATATATTTTATCAATTGGCTTTTCCATTGTCGGCTTGTATGCCCCGACAAAAGTTGAATAATCACTGTCCGGATGAAAAGTAGTTCTAAAAATATTTGCTTTGGGAACTTTTTTATCCGCAGGACACCCTTCGTATTCTCCAAGTATTTCCTTAATTTTATGCGATTTCCCTGTTCCAGGAGCACCATAATAAATTATTTGACGACTAATTTTATCATAAGACTCTGTTTGAAGTGAGGCAACATCCTCTAATCCATCCTCTTTACCATCATTGTATGGCTCTGTCACATTATCTATTCTTACATCAAATATTCCATCTGACGCCTTCTTTATATTTAGATTTGAATAGCCTCCAGCAAAATAGTTCCTTATAGTAAACTTAGTTATTTGAATAGCACCAGTATGATCCTTATACTTAACTTCCTTGAGTAGATTGTTGAAGTAAAAACGATTGTCTATTTCTCCATTCTTTTTTAGTACATCTTTTCTGGCATTCCATTTTTGGGTAAATGTATTTACTGAAACACCATTTTCTTTAAATAAAGCATCAAGTATTGCTAATTGATCAAACACAAATCCATCTGAATAATTTACAATATAATGATTAGCAGATTGGTCAAATTTTCGTGGAAGAATAGACGCAATAAACAATATCGCCTGTGTAAGATTTGTCTTATCAAATCTTACGGTTATCTGTTCTCCGCAATCTTGGAACAATTCGTAATGCTCATTATCTAAAAACAAATCGGTATTTTTAGCATCTCCTGCTCCGATATGACGATAACTAGCGTTAGTATCGTTTATGTGTTTAGCAATTTCTTCCATATTATTGTCATTTAATTATTTTACATTTAATGAGATAATACAATACCGCATATATTGTATTGACGCTTACAGCATTGCCAGCTTGTTTATAAAGAGAGCCATCAGCAACACCGTATGCGCTACCTTTTCGAGCGAACTCAGCAGGAAACCCCTGCAGCATAAAGGCTTCTTCTGGAGTAAGTTTGCGAATTGGAAGTTTAGCCAGTTCCTCCTTTGTCATTGTGTCAACAGGATTTATCTTACCATGTGACTCTATATAATCTTGACTATAATAATTATCCTGACACGCTCTATGCATTTTATGCATAGTCGCCGTTAAAGGACGAGCTATCTTCATATTTATATCAGACTTGGATTTAAAGTTAGAAGAACCATCTGAAAGCAATGTTGGTTTTATGCGTTCAGAAAGATAGTACTTAGAATCCACATCCTGCATTAATACATCAGATATCGTCTCAAAATACTCCAAACTCGTTTCTTTATACATTTTATCAAACTCTTTCGCAATCAACTTAGACGAGAAGTCAAAATCGTTAGAAATTTTTGCAGTTGTAGCAAAAATCAACACTCTATTACGTGTTTGTGGCAAATGGAAATCTGATGTATTGAAAATATCGGCATAAACACGATAACCTATTGATTCTAATTCATGTTTGATTCTATTAAATGTCCTTCCTTTATCATGATTTCGAAGATTCTTGACATTCTCCAATAAGACATATTTGGGCTTCTTTATCGCCAATATATCCATAATACGGAAAAACATCTGTCCGCGATCCTCTTCAAATCCAGCTTGGCTTCCCATCATACTGAATGTCTGACAGGGAAATCCACCTGTTAGTAAGTCGAATTTAGGAAGAGATTTTATGTTCTTTTTATTACCGGTAAAAGCAACAATATCCCCCAGTACAAATTCATTTTCATCTATGTTATAATTTGCACGATAGGTCAATTCCGCCTTAATATCAATCTCTGAATACCCGACACAATGAAACTCCATGACATTGTCCTTCGTAAGAAGATCCATTGCCCTCCTAAAACCACCAATACCAGCAAATAGTTCTAAATGTTTCATAAGAATTTCATTATACTACGTCCTATCACTTCAGCAAACTTCACTGGTACTGCATTTCCAACTTGTGCATACCATGAGTTTTGAGCTCCTTTCAATATAAAATCATCTGGAAATGTTTGTATGCGTGCAGCCTCCCTTGGAGATAATCCACGCGCTTCCCATGGATGAATATACATATTACAATCATACTTCATATGAGAAGTGATAGTTTTACATATTTGGTTCTCATCAAGTTTAAAGTACTTATCTTTAAATATGTTATTACGCCTTTTATACGGCATTATATCTTGTATGGATTCATGTAAAGAATTTGCTCCCTGAGGCAATCTTCTATAAATCTCAATATCACGTAAATTATTATATCTATTTTTGTGATTATATAATTTAGTAATGATTCTATCACCATTAATAAAGTGATAAAAATCTGTATCCGGATATGAAAAATCTCGTTCCGTAAATCCACACTCTTCAGATTCATACTCTCCTTGATTCTTTGCTTTTCTAGCTTCCAAATGTGGCAGCCCAAACAATACATCTCTTAATAAAAAAGGATCTCTTTTGTAACGTTCAATTTCTGCAAAAATATCATTTGGAGCAACACCCATTCTGTTACCAATCATTATGAAACGTTCTCTATTTTGAGGTATACCAAAATCTTGAACTTTCAATAACCGATAATCATAAAGGTACTCATCTCCTAAGTACTCTTTGAAATTGGCAATTATCTCATCGAACTTATTAGCCATTCCTTTTACATTTTCCATTATGAAAAATTGCGGTCTAATTTCCGAAAGGAATTGCAAATAAGCCTTATAAAGCTGATTTCTTGGATCATCAATAATCCTTTGCCTATTCGCCATCGAAAAGCCTTGGCAAGGAGGGCCTCCACATACTAAAGTAATTGGTCTATCCGGATTCTTAAGTGTATCTCTATATTTGTCTAAACAAGTATTCAATTCATTGATGTCTCCAATAAAATACTGTCCTTGTTTTAGACTATGATTAGCCAAGTAAGTAGATGCAAAGGTTTCAACAATCTCGTTCATGAACACAACTTCAAACCCTGCCTGTTCAAGCCCAAGGCTCAACCCACCACACCCTGCGAATAAATCTATAAATGTATATTTTTTTTGTCTACTCATTCTACTTCATAATTAAAATCGGCCTCTATAAGGTCTTTAATATCCACTTTAAGCAGTTGGGCTATTTCTACAAACTGAGCCATTGATGGTTGTATCTTATTAGTCTTCCATCGTGACACTGTCATATCGGTGACGCCCATCTGTTCTGCCAGCCAACGATTGGTTATTTCCTTTTCCGCTAGAACTACACGCAATCGGTTTGAGCATTCTATTTTCGCCATATTGCTTCGTATTATATTTCAAGTACAAAGTTAAACATAAAAAGATAATATTCAAAACAACATGATAAAAATATCATATAACGTCGTTACAAAAAGCATTATGCTGCATAAACATAATGTTGATTCCACATAATTTGATTCCATTGTATCGGTCGCATCATCAATCTATCATATAATATGCAAGAACACACCTCTTTCTTTACTTTATGATAGGTTATTGCTTTTATTCGTCATCTTCATCGAGATAAGTCCAGTCTTTTGACGCATATTCCTTTTCAAACTCCGTCAAGTCTTCCTTGATGCGTTCACGGAAACACTCTTCGCTATCATCGCCACTCATCATCCAGTCTACTCGTTCCGCATATATTTCTGCTATACGAATTTGCCGATACGCCTCCTTCATTGCATCTATCGTCTCATCTAACAGTTCCAATACATCTGCTTCATAGAGATAATGATCATAATAACAATGATGGATTGAGTATAATACCGGAATTTGTTCAGCATCTGGAGTGTCAGACATATATCGTTTTGTTGATTGGAAAATCACCCCATCATCAAAGAATCGTCGGTCTGCGTATTTTTGTTCTGCCTTGACGATGGTTTTATCTCTCAGAAGAAAAGATTCTGCGTCTTCATAGTTCCCAAAACTCATGTAGTCCTTATAACTATGATATGAGCCAAAGCAATCTTTCTCGTAAATAGTCCAATAATCCTCTTGTACTTTCTCCGGCTTTGGTTGTAAAGCCCTTGCAATGTCACGCTCAATAGCATCAGCTATCTCACGCATTGCGTATGTGTTCCTATTAAAATATCCTCCACTCATGATTATTTCCTCCTTATTCTGATTGAACTAAGATGTTAAATACTAACATATTGCTTGCATCTTTCATCCAGCACTCCTGAAAACATATCCATTTCTCTTTTGGATATGCCTTGACGATTAGCAAGTTCCCGCCATTCTTTTACGACTTCAACTACCTCTGCAACAATCTTCTCTGCTGTTTTCTTATTGAGCATATAATCCTCGCAAGTATCGAGCAAAATGCTCAAATCCGCCTTATTGGAATCAGCGGAGATGAGCAGACTTTGATATTCATGCAGCGTTGGATTCATATCGTAAGCAGGAGACAATGTCCAACCTTTTGCGGTCAAAAGAAAACCATGATTGCGGAAATGGTCATCAGTATTGCCGATACAAATATTGAAAGCCACACGACGATATAGTTCCTGCAGGTTTCGCTCTACATCGGTACAGTTCTGAATAATGAAGTCAACTATATCCAAATAGCCGTGTCCAGTAGTTGCATTATCTCCATCACTTAATCCCAACAAGGTCATGGCAGATGCAAAATGAATGCGTTTTCCTTCTTGGGTTCTATCGAAGCGTTGTGACAGCAATGTATGATATTTCTCTCCAGTTGCCAACACTTTTGTTTTTGCAGCGTTTATCCCTGCTTTTGTGGCAAGCAAATGACTGAAATGCTCCCAAAGTCCAACATCATAGTCATCCTTGCGCGATGGAAACTTGGCCACATAAAGAACTTTATCTGTATCTACAACATTGGCTTTAGGCCTTGCACCTCCTAATGACGTTCCCGGTTGCACAAGTTGTGCAATCCATTTCCTATCAGGGAGCATATTGTTTTCTTCACATTTCTCTATCTCGGCACTGGCTGCAATCAGTTCCCGAATATCCGTCAAAGGTGGAATTTTCAACGATTCACTCACATTGATAAATTCGCCATCGAGGTCTTCCTTAAAACGGAATCCACCCATTCGGGAGAAATCATCGATACCAGTCAAGAAATCGAAGGATGACAATCTCCGTACTGATCGCTTTTCTTCCGCTGCCACTAATTGCTCACGACGCAACAACAAAGTACGTCCCCAACGATCCGGCAAAGCATCAGAAAAACATCCGAATATATCCTTGTCCGGTTGTGTGTATTGTTGTCCTGGGTAATTATTCAGGTCGTCACTCAAAAACAGATCGCTGTGCTGCCTTAACCATTCATTATTGAACGTAAAACTATAACTGTCCGCACCACGAAGAGACTCATAGCCTAGTTCGCCAATGAGTTCCACTTCTTTGAGCCAATCGAAATCGGCATATACATATAGCCTTTTCATCCTTATTCCTTTTTAGATGCACGTTCTCTTGTTTTCAAACTCAAATCCTGCAAAGCTTTTCCCATTTTATCTTCTTTGGCAAGCAATAGAATGTCATCGTCAAGTTGCAATGCGTACAAAACACGTAGATAGATCCCTATTGCAACTGTAGGAATCCCTTTTTCTATTCGGGACACAGTAAGCGGTGAACAGGTGGCACGTTCAGCAACCTGAGCCACACTCAGATTCCGACGCAAGCGAGCCAACTTAATCTGCTCACCTACAATCTGCATCTTCTGCTCCAATTTTCGAGGAAGCTTGGTTCCCATTGTATTCTTTGCCATATTTTCTTATTTAAGGTGCAAAGCGACTATGTCGATGACTTTGCCATAGTCAACCTATCATATAATATGCAAAGATAATACTTTTTATATATTTAATGATGTGTTGTACATAGGAAATGCACATCATTGAATAATTAACCATGCACATATCCCTTTTTGAGCAGAAACTCCAAAAACTAAATGTCATAATTTTGTTTGTAAGTGCTATATACACCTATCTACAAATAATATATTATTCGTAATATAGATGCAAATTATTACTCATGCACTCATCACATCAAAGAACTATTTTGCTTGCCAAAAGAAAAAGATATAACTCCACTCTCAACTTGACTTTAATGACCGTTATAATATACACGGGCAATAAAGTTAAGTCAAGCAGAGGGAAGAAAAGAAAAAAGGCTTCAACTAAATTTTTCTCTTTTGGTCAGCAAACAATATCCGTGAGAATATCTTGCATTTAGTTAACATTTTCGGCGAAAACATCCCAGAATTTTATACCTTTGTAGCCGGATAGAAGATAGGTGAACTTCATTGAGGAGCAATACTTCCTCACAGTTCTGATTCATTGAGAAAAGATTGTAATACAGCCTCAAAAACAAGTCTCAGAGGTCTCAAAAACAACTTTTCTACCGATTAAATTGCAACAATCTATCATTCAAGCAGCTATGTATGCTGCATCGGTAAGTAGCTGATTATCAACAATATTACAATATATCGCTAACTGTCTGAAAGCCACCGTTTTGGTGGCTTTTTTCATTTTAACACTTTCCATTTGAAACTTGTTACAACCAGTTTTTAAGGGTAAATTTGGCTCAAATATCGTTCCTATCCCTAAATTTTGCGACCAAATGGCAATCGGAAAATGACATATATGGCACCTTATGCAAAAACTGCAAAAGTGATAAATGTGCGCCCGTTGACATGTTGGACACCTCGTGAAAATTCCTGCAAATACCTGAAAATTGCTGCAAAGGAAATGGACGATTTTAACATGCCAAAAAAATGAAGATATTAAAGAAATGTTTAACATGTGGAGCAGAGTTTATTGCATCCAAGATGTCAAATAAATACTGCTGTAGAGAGTGCGAACGTGACGCATCTCGCAAACGTGAAGCAAAACGTAAAAAAAGTGTCCGGGAAAGTGAAAAAGAAGCAGCTCTTGATAAAGAAAGAGACGCAGTTGCTTCACGACCATTTTTGACACCCTCAGATGTTGCCTTATTACTTGATATGAGTGTTAGCACTGTTTATAGATGTTTCTATTCCGGAATCATCAAGGCAGTGAGAATACGTAGAAAAACCCTTGTCCGTCGTGAGGATCTTGACAAATACTTTGAGGATGCAGGACCTTATAGAAAAAGAAGTTACAAGCGTAAGCAAGAACAAGAATACTATACCCTACAAGAGATTATGGATAAGTATAAAATTGGACGTAAAGCTGTATGGGGGCGTTGTGACAGATTAGGCATCCCTAAAGTTTACGAAGGGCGTAATACTTTCTACAGTAAAAAGCTTATTGACGCAAATTTCTCTGAGCTTCTTGATGTCATCGACATTGATAACTATTACACATTGAGTCAAATCATGGAAATGTACAATATGACTCAGGGTGCGACTCTTTGTTTTGTAAAATACCATGCGGTTCCCAGGGTAAAGAGAAATGGCAGGTCTTATTATTCTAAGGTTCATATAGATTGTATAAAACACAAGACCGATGAAATTGATCCTGACTGGTACTCTTATGAAGAAGCTATGCAAAAGTATGGCATAACTAAAGATCAGGTAAGTTATACTCTAAAGACCTATAGCATTAAGACTGAAAAGCGTGGAAAATTCACCATGATTTATCGGACGGATTTTGATAATATCATGCATCAACGTCTTCAAAATTCAACTCCACTAATAAAGTCAAATGGTGATGAAAAGGTTGTTTTCACGGCAAAGCAACAGGAAAAAATCTGTCCAGCAACTCCTGAAGGATACTATTCTACTGATGAGGTAGCAGAGATGTTTAAAATATCAATAAAGCATGCTGGAGTTATAACAAGAGAGAACAACATACCTAAGATAGCACTGAAAGGATTTAATTTCTATGAGAAGGGATCCATTGACCTGTTATACAACAAAAAGAATAAGTATGCAGAAATCACAGACTGGATAACGCCAGAGGAAATGCGTACAACATTTAAAATGACAGCAGATGGTGTACGCTCTTTTATTCATAGACATAAGATTCCAGCAAAGGTTGAGTATGGTAGTACCTATTATTCCAAACAACACATAGAGGAAATAAAGAATGGATATTTTGTTGGTAGAGACAGGTATTATTCCGTAGAAGAATGGTAAAGCATGTCCCAATACATCCCCAAGTAAACCACGGGGATTAAGCATGGCAGATGGGATTTTTTCGTTGCACAAGACAAAAAAGGCGGCCCCACCTGCCGCCTGTAGATTGATAAAGAGAGAATTCCATCCTACGCAAGATGATCAAAGCCATATGGATCCAGCTTCCACATCCCCCGCCTGGTAGGTATAGGAAATGAACTCCTCAAGCGCCTCCTTCCATGTAAGACTGAAGGTTTTCATGATGGAGTGTAGCGTGCGGTTGCTGTCTTCATCCAGGCTATCCTCCCCGATCAGGTTCACATCTGCCTCCGGGTCCACATCAACAAACTCCTCGCGGCTCCAAAACACCACTACCGGGATGCTCAGGTTAATATCCCATGTTCCACGCTGGATCAATACCCCGGAGGGCTTGTAGAACGGGTCAAAGCCGTTTGTCTGCGGGTTCTTTTTAGAATTGTAGCCGTGATACAGGCGGAGTTTCAGGTCAAACTCCTTGCGGTCCTTCAGGAACCGGATAACTCCTTTTAATCCTACCGGGTTAGTGCTTCCCGTAATTTCCGCCTCGTTGTCATGTTTGGTCTTGTCCCAGGGCGTGGTATCCACATAGAGATAATCCACCAGTGCCTCCGGATCATTGTCGTCAGCTTCCGGTTTCCCGTCAAAGGTAGGTCTCACGTTCTCCGGGGTGAAGAAATGCTGGTGGATATTCTCCTGCCCGTTCTCCACGAACTGGCCGTTCATCAACTCTCCTTTGGAATTGTAGTAATAGATAAACATCAGGTAAACCGGGGCCGGGGTAAAGTTGTTTCCATTTTTATATTCGCCGTTTTTCTGAACGTAAAACTTGCCCTGGCTTCCTTCAGCAAGGGTCCATCCACTGCCGGTCTTCAGTTCATAAGTGATCTCCTGGACACGTTTCATATACCTGGCCGGGGATTCCGGATTTTGGTGGGAACCTCCGGCCTTCTGTATCTCGTTCCAGTCAGCGTGCAGGTGGCATTCAACGAGGCGGACGGTCATTTTTGCCGGGTCCTCATGCAGTTTGTTCTTCGTCTCGTCTTCTGGTATTACAGGATCCTTGCTGCAAGAGTTCAGCGACAGGACAAGGGACACTCCTATCAGAAGTGCCCACACGGTTTTACATGCAATTGTTCTCATTTTTCTTTTTATTTATTAGTGTTGATTATAGTTGTTATAAATTAAAAAATCCAGTTTACACCGCAACGCACATCACGTCCCATATCATGCGCATAGTAACGCGAGCGGTTGGTGTATTCCTTGTACTCACGATTCAGGAGGTTGTCTGCCGACAGCATGAACCGGACCTGGTGTCCCCGTTTCACGGGAAGTTCAAGAGCAGCGTCGAACCCGAGGAGATGGTACGCCGGGGGAGTATACGGGATAAGATCCGTGTCCGGATCAAACCGCCTCTGTTTTGCGGTGAAACGGTGCCTGATGTTCAGACGCAGCCTGAGATGCGATTTCGTCTCGTGTATCCACGCAAGTTCATGGCTGAAACGGAAGGAGGGAATATAAGGAAGATAATTACCCTTTGTCCGTTCGTTTGCCCGTATAAAGGAGACGACGGCATGGTAGTCCCATGAACCGCCCGGAGTGAAACGCAGGTCAAAGTCCATACCGCGGAAGAAAGCCGGGGTCTGCCTGTACTGGAAGACCGGGTATGCTCCCGAAATCACGGTGACTGTCTCTTTCTCCGGCCCGTCATAGATATAGCCGTCCACCCATTGCAGGTAACCGTCCAGACAGACGCTGAACATCCCGTCGCCGTAACGGAGGGAAGATATCCATTTGTAGCTTCTTTCCGAGTGCATCGCAGAGTCTCCCCTGACAAACATCCCAGACCCGAGCTCGTTCCCGTTGCTGTACAGTTCATACACGTGAGGGGCACGCCAAGCCAGACCGAAGTTGGAGGTGAGCCTCCAGCGTCTGGAAAGTTGATAGTGTCCTCCCAGGCTGTAGGACACGTTGTTAAACTTTCTTGTCCCGCCATAGGGGCTTCCCGTCCAGTCATAACCACTGGCACGGGTTTCCTGCATATCCAGGCGGAGGCCTGCTTCAACGCCTCCCCTGGCCAGGTGATATTTCCCGATTCCGTATATCCCTGCCTGTGTCTCCGTGTAGTTCGGGATAACGGGCACGAATCCGGTACCCGCGCGGCTGTGGTTCTCGATGAACATGACCTGACCTCCCGCCTCGACTTGCCAGGAGCGGTAATCCCGCTTCCAACGCAGAAGATGCTGGAATGAATTCAGGTGCAGGGAAACCGCCGGAATGTTAGAATCCAGCCGCCGGACACGGTTTTCCTGCCTATCGTCCTTCTGCCAGGTACTTTGCCAGTGAATACTTCCCCCCTTCTTCATGCCGAGCCGCATCCTGCCGAATGTGATCTGATGGGTGACCTCCTGGCAGGGAGCCCTGATACCACGGGAGAAGGGATCCGTGTGCAGGGGGCGACCAAGCCGGATACGTTCCGCCAGCAGGTCCTCGCTACCCATCTGGGCGCTGAGCATCACCCCTGTCCGGCTGTAGAAGCGGCTGTAGAAACCTTCCACTCTCAGACGTCCGCGGTCATAGCCCAGAGAGGCGGAAGCGTGATACTCTCTGGTTCCCGTGTTGTTCAGAAGATAGTGCGCAGTGGAACGGTCCCCGGAATTTGACCAGGTTCCCTGCAGACGCCAGGCGAAATCACCGGGAAAAGCACCTTCGAGCTGTCCGGTAGCCACGTAGCGACGCCCGTTACTTCCGTAAAGTGCGGAGATTCCCCCTTGAAGGGAGCGTTTTCTGAAAGGAAGCGGAGACTGCTCCATGACGATAATCCCTCCAAGGGCATCCGAACCGTATCTTACCGCATCGGAGCCCTTGATTACCGAAACAGAGGAGCTGCCGTTCATGTCCACTTCGGGAGCGTGGTCGGCCCCCCATTGCTGCCCGGTCTGGCGGGCACCGTTATGGATGATCAGTATCCGGTTCCCGTACATTCCTTGGATAACGGGTTTGGATACAGTGGTTCCCGTGCTGATGGAACTTACCCCGCTGACACGTTCGAGCAGGGTGGCAAGCGAGGTTCCCAGCGCGTTCCTGATCTCGGGAGATGAAAGGCGCCGGCTCACCACGTTGGGTGACGCCCCGGCACGTTCACCGGTCACGACCACTTCCTCGAGTTTTTGTATGTCCGGGGAGAGACATACGGTATGTATGCTGCTTTCTTTGAATACCTCGTTCAAAGGCACACGCCGGGAACCGTAACCCAGGCACTGCACGAGGACCGTATCCATGAAACACGTTCCATGACCGAAAACAATCATTCCACGGGGGGAGCTGACAAGTAACCGTTCCCTGGTCAGGATATAGGCCCCTTCAATGGGAAGCCCGCTTTCCTGGTCAATGACCAGCAGAGTATCGCGTGTACCCGTCGATTGCCGGTCAGCCTGTACCCGTGCTTCCATGGGAGAAGGGAGGGTACATAGGCAGACAACAAGCAGGCACACATACTGGAGATATGCATGAAATGTCATACTTGAAAAAATATAAACGGGTTATAATCTGTTAAGACAGGACATGAAAAGCCCCTGCACGCAATCACAGTGATGGCATGCGAATCCCTCAAGGGAGTTATGACAAACACACAGGGGGTGCACGGAGGAAATGCGGGAAAAGAATGACGATGACATCTGTTTCCCCGGAGATAAGATACCTTACAGGCCTGCCAGTCGGAATATAATCGTATATAAAAATCCCTGCCTCGACAAACGGGGAGAGCGTAAAGAGACAGATGGTACAATTTTCAGGAGAATCGTGACGGGAGTGTCCCTGTTCGTTATGGGATACGCACGAATGTTCCCCGTGAACATGAAAAGCTTTCACGAGGAAAAAGGGCATCAATGTCAGCAACAACATACATGCTATGACAGCCCGCTGTCTCTGTCTTTTTTTCGTACGATCCATTAGTTTGCAAAATTAACGGTTTTAATCATCACTCGCAATACCTACAAATAATGATTTGCAAGCATAAACACCATGTATATTTGTTACGGATACCAGACAGACCGTTTTATTCCTCCAACCAGTCGTCCGAGAGCCCGAAACTCCTGTCACGAAACAATTCAGCCAGACCTGAGATTTGTTTGAAACGGAGTAACTCGTTCTTGTCCATGCCTATGTTGCGCATGATCCAGCTGTCGGACATACCCGATTTTGACAGTTCCGCCACAATACCTGTCATAAGTTCCAGCGAGTGCATTCCCCTGGCCCTGTTATGACGGATAGTCGAGGCCATCCTGTTCGAGATGTCTTTGTTTATGACCGTTACAGGCAGCAATCCGTTCTCGCGCTTGTAAATCCTGACGGATGTTTTCATAACCAGATAGCGGTGGTAACCGTCAACCAGCTCGTAGATATCCTCTTCTTCCCGGTAATAACACACGAGGGGCATCGTGTAACCGTCTTCCCAGATGGACAGTTCCAACAGCTTCATCTCCGGGGGAGCAACGACATTCGGGTTATAGCTGTTGGCCACGATTTTCTCGACTGGCACGGCCTTGACGTTATACGCCGGACTTTTAAAACTTGACATGACAATCACAATTTATATCTTTTCAAAACTCTCTCTTTCATCTCCCTCTCCCGTTTGGTCTGCGTGAAACCCATATACTTGCAGGTATGATCGTTTTTCAGGATGCAGACGCACATTCGTTTGTAAGTGGGTATTTCACGAAATTCAGGGATATCTATCTCGTCTATATACTCCATGCGGACGGGCCTCTTGTCAGTCCGGTATGTCGTGCATTCTTCCACCGTGAACGGTACACCGGCCGCACGCAGCTTCCCGATCGTTTCCTCTCCCAGACAGCCTCCTTTTTCTCTCCAGAATTTCTGGCTCACCCTCAGTTTCTCCAGGTAGTTCTCCCTTGTCGCCCGGGGAAGCGTGTCAAGGAGGAAGTACATGTACTCTTTCCACGTGAACCCGTCCGGACAACTGATGGAGCGCCAGCCCATCGCAACCGTGTTCCCGCACATTCCGGCGAAACTGACGCCGTTGACCCGGCTGACCATGCGTCCCCAGGTATCCGGATCAATAACTTTATAAAGATGTAGGGTCGAAACGGCCTGTGAGATAAACGGGCTGGCCACCCTCTGGCGGGACAAGGGAATCCCGGCCTGGTAATACAAGTCATACAAACGGTTATAATCCCAACCATACCGGGCATACCCCGTCCACACGTCCGTTGTCTTCCAGTCGTATATCGGGTAGGCGTTATAAGTGTAATATCCTACACGGTGAGTCCACTTGTAGTTGGCCAGCTTACGGTAATTCTTGTCGGAATGAATCGCCCGCCACCGGTTGAAGCTCTCCTGCGTGCGGATCCCCACGAGGCAGCAAACACGCTTGCATCCCTTCTTACGACGTATCCAGGAAGGGAAAAGAGACTGGAAGTCGTAATCCCACAGGCTGTCGTTCCAGAAATCAAAATCTTTCACGGTAAGAGCGGTGCCCGGCATCTGGCGAACCCAGATATTCTGGTACCCCTCTTGCCAGGGACGCCAGTACTGCTGGTACATGGAAGTACATGTGGGTACCTTGAAGGGGACACAACAGTGGAACACTTCAAGGATATCCCGGTTGTTGGAAAACATCCTTTCCACGTACTCCGTGCTCTGGCGGTACTGCACCTCGTAATCCATGTGGAACACACCCAGTTTTCTACCGGGTGCATGCATGCGGATATAATCCATGCACAAATGGAGAAGGATACCGCTATCCTTGCCACCGGAAAAAGAGACATACACGTAATCAAAATAGTCAAAGATGATCTTCAATCTCCGGTTGGCGGCCTCGTGGACATCCATCCGGCGCATCATGCCCCACCTCCTTCATGATAACGCATCTTGACATACTTCTTCCACTCGACACAGGGGATAAAATTCTTCATTGAAAAGTCTTCCACGTGACGTTCGTGTACAACGGCCACAAGGGAACCATCAGAAGAAAAATCATGGATAATACGGTCCAATAACACCTCTATTACAGAGGAGTTATCCCCGCTAATATAGTAGTTATCTATGCAATTGTTTGTCAAGGTCATTTTCACGGGCATGAATCCCAACACCCTTTGCTCATCCATGGCAATGTACCAGACATGGTTACGCGTCGTTTTGAAAGGGTAATTATTATTTTGCCGCAATACGGCCGGGTTCATTACCAAAGGCGCGACAAGGTCAAAAAGCCGACCGTCCAATCCTTGTAACTTCAGAATGTTCATGATTCCAATCCGTTATTACTAAAAATCGAATGTGTACCTATTATGCGTTTGTCCATGATTTCCGGCATTATCATGCCGCAAGCACGTTACAAATGACTATCCGCAAACATGGATATCAATGGGGACGGGAATGATACCTCCTGAGTTTCCAAAAGGGAGAAAAACATAAGAATGAACAATAATGCCACGGGAACGATCTCCACACCCCATTCCCCTATCAGCTCAAAAGTCACGTGCAGGTCACATACCCTTCTTTCCGAAAACATATGACCGGAAAGGCAGGAGCAGAGAACACGGAAAAAACAATTCAAAATTTAGTACATGATATTAAAAAATTATACATTGTAAATCCGGAAAAACCAGACGTGCCGCTTAACAAAAACGATGCGTTTCAAAAAGTACAAAAACGACACGTACAAGAAAAAAGGTGAGCGCGGTCCTATTCAGCATGATCAAAGCCCACCGTTTTTCTTTCACTTGAACCCTCTTTAAATGGCTTTAAAATATCATTTAAAAGCCATTGCAGATTCAAAATAATTCACTATCTTTATGCAATGTTAGGCTGCTATACCTGACACCTCATCCGGCTTTGTGTACAGCATCATGTCTGTATATTTAGCTTGATAGTTTACGCTTGCACTAAACTCCACTTTCCTGCATTCCTTGAATGGGCTGCCGACAAATGGGTTTCGGTCCATCCAGTCGCACAGTTCTAAAATGGAAGACTTGTTCGAAGTGAAATACACGAACGAATGCCCTTTCAGAACGGTTAGTACATCCAGATAGTCAGCCAGACGCCAGAACATCTTGTAAGTACCCACCTCGGTGGAGAGGTACGGCGGATCAACCAGGAACACCACACTCGGAACATCTTTGTAACGTTTGAATACTTCCTTGTAGTCTTCGCTGGTTATAGTCAGTCCTTCCAGATAATCCTTTGCTTCGGGATAGTCTGTCTGCCGAATCCTATTGTAAATGGCTTCTTTCTTCATTCCTTCCAAACTGGTCACATATTTCATGGCGAACAACAAGGATGCGGAAACCGTGATATAATCCACGTAGCCGTGCTCTTTTTCTTCCCTCTCAATACGGGCAAACATTTTATCGCGAACCTCCCCGGTTATACGTTTGTTTCTGGGTTCCCCTTCAGCTATCCGACGCAAATCGGATAACAGCACATTAGTGGCCGGGATATTTACAAGTCGGCAGCGGTAGTTGTCGAAGTCATTATACACAACGGTGGCATCAGACCTGACACATTTGGTAATATGTGACAGCAGGCCCGAGCCACCAAACAGGTCCACAAACACGGTGCTGTCCGGGAACTGTCCCAGCACCTTGATAAATTCCCTCGCAAACATGCGTTTCTGCCCCACGAAAGGAAGCGGGGCGGACAAATACATCTTTTTCATTTCATTCTGCTTTAAAACGGCCGCAAAGGTCCCCAGAATAAACGAAAAACAGCGGGAAACATGAACTGTTCCCGCTGCAAGACATATACAGCAAACTACACGTTCAACCCGAAGCGGACCGTCTCGTCACCGGCGATCAGCGCACGGGTGCCCGGGATATTATTCTCGTAGATATGTACATTGCCCAGGTAGAGAGTGATCGACTTCAAGGGAAGTTCTATCTGCCGCGCCATCAGGTACAGGTGGTAAATATCGGAAGGCAGCCCGAGGTTCGCGTCACTGCTACGCTGGTAGGCGGATAGAACCAGTTCACCGCCATCTAACTGGAACTGTACCAGACTCAAACAGGGTGCCTGGTTGCTCTCGGCACCGGTTTCGCCCAGGAAAAGCACGTAATTCTTGCTGTTGCGCCTCTCCCGGTTAATTTTCGCTATCAATGGGGGCAGCTTCTCGAAATAGGTCGGGTAACTGTTCACCAGGATAGAGCCGCAATAGTCCCACCAGTTGATGCCAGCCTCCCGGTACTTCTCCACATTGCGCTCACCCTGCATAAATAACTGCAACTCGCTGCGGAGCTTCTTGCGGGCGATATTATGCCCCTCGAATATGTCGAGCAGGTCCGCCGGTGTCAGTGAGAGCTGCTCGTTCAGAAGGTACTGTATATTTCCCTTCTTATTGGTCTGTGTCTTTCCCGTGGCAAGAATCTTGTCCAGGATGCGATAATACTTATTCATAGCCTTTTCCTCCTAAAATTTGGAACTCTCCAAAGATAATGAGAAAAAGCCGCGTAAACCGCGTAAAACAACCTGTTCACACTGCAAGCGTCTTGCAGTCACTCTGGAACCGTTTCACCAGTGCATAGACCTTGCGCTCACTCACCGAGTACTTCTCGGATAGTACGGCCACGGCATACGAAACCTTCTCACCCTGATCCAACATGCGGGTATAGTCTGAATACAAATCAATATACCGGGCATCTTCCAGGCGGATTCCGGATGCCTGAAGCCTTTTCAACAGCTCCCGGTTAAAGTTTAATATCTCAATCACTTTCATACAACAAAAAAATTATATCTTTGCATCGCCAATCATTTTTTAGACAACAAAAAGCCAGAGCGCGACAGAGGGTATTTGCCCCCGGTCGTGCGCTCTGGCGTACTTGTTGTTCTAAGTGATTGGCGTTACTTTTAACAGGCCGGGGGCTTTTTTCTTATCCTCCCCCGAAGGATTTATTCCACCCGGTACTTCTCCGGATCAAAAGCGTCTTTCTTCCTCCAGCCGTCAGACAGCGTGTCCTGAACATGCTTCATGGCTTTCGTGTAGAAATCGGTCAGTTCCTCCAGTGTGACGAACTCCCGATATTGGGGAACCTCATCCGTACCGAACTTGAATGTCACGGGAAGCGTAGCACCACCAGTCTGTACGGCCAGATCATACGCTGCCTTATAATTGAACTGGTTTTCACTTGACAGCCATACCGGCATACCTTCATAGAGAAAGCCGGAAAGTATCTCACGGTCAATTTGCTCATTATACCAGTCTGTAATGACGGACTTTATAGTATCCATGTGAGGTCTGCCGACAAAGCTTTCCTCCATGTAGGAGGCGGATCCGTCTTCACGTTCCTGCACATCCCAGCGGATGCGCCATCTGTTGCGTGCCGGGCTCACGCACTCGATCAGTCTTATCCCGGATGTTCCTTCTACCCGTTTCATGTAAATATGTATTTAGTTCGACCCTTGCCGAAGGTTTCCGTCTTGATGGTGGTCTCGAACGGGAAGCCGTCGGGCATATCCTTCACTTGCAAGAGGATGTTCTTCATCTCCTCGCTGTTGGTAAAGAACTTTTTCGGTTCGCCGTTCATCTCAATGGCCACGATACAGCGGTCCTCGCCCTGTTCGGTCTTGATGCCCGTCTCAAAGTCCTTCACAATAATCGGTAAGTTTACCAGTTCCCGGATGCTTACCACCACCCCGGGAAAACGTTTCTTGCCGTCCTCCGGCTTGTAGGAAACGTTCAAGTCTTTAAATGATCTCATGTCTTTGCCTGTTAATTTTTTAAACAACGTATGACAGTCGGCGTGCTTGGCCATCCCGTAGAACGACGCTATCAGCTCACGCCTCCTCCTTCTCGATTTTACCTCGTGCATTTTTCGGGCGAACTTCTGCTTGATGCGCTTGCGAAGGCGGACATGGTCCGCACCGAAAGTCACATACCCCAGAAAGTCGATGCCCTCGCCCGGCGGGAACACGCGCTCGTTCCCCTTCACCAGGAGACCGGCACACTCCATGCGCCCGTGGACGGCATCACGAATCTTCCACAGTTCCGCTTTCGTTTTACCCAGTACGACGCCGTCATCACAATAGCGGTAGAAATGACGCACGGCATACCTGTCCTTCAGATAATGGTCCAGATACACAGACAAAAGCAAATTACCCAGCCCCTGCGAGCTGCGCAGGCCGATACTCAGACCTTCAGGCATCAGGCGGATAAAGCTCTCCAGCATGGTCACGAGCTTTGCGTCCTTGAACACCCGGCTGACGCAATACATCACAAAATCCTGCTTCACGCTCTCGTAGAATTTGGTGATGTCAAACTTGTAACAGTAACGTGTACCATCAGGGTCTTCGGCCATGTCACGGCGGACATACGCCAGGAGGTCGTGCATCCCCCGTCTCTTGATACTGGCGGAGGTGGTACGGATGAAACGTTTCCGCAGATGGCGGTCCACCACCGCCATGATGGCATGCACGGCGATGCGGTCCTTCATCGGGATCACCTGAATGCGGCGTAGCTTGCCGCCCTCGATGATCTCGCGTTCACGGTAGTCCTTCACGCGGAAAGTACCGGATGCGATCTGCGCGGCCAGCTCCTCCAACACCTCGGGCTTATGCGCGAGCAGATAGCACCCCTGGCGGCTGCGTTTACGCTTGCTGCCGCGAAGGACCTGCCGGAAGGAAGCCTCCATGTTGGAAGGCTCGACGATCTCCTCGATGATATACCCAACCCTGCGCAT